TTATTTGTCAACCTCTGTTTGTGACCGATTTGTGACATTTTCATCAGACTTTTTTACTAGTAAGTTCACTGTTTCTTTTAAATATGGTTGTGAAAGATGTGAATAGCGCATCGTCATCAGAAGAGTTTTATGTCCTAACAATTGGGCAATTGTTCTTTGTTCGACACCTTTCATTGCAAGATCACTCGCAAAACAATGTCTCAGGTCATGAAATCTAAAATTTTCAATTCCAGCTCTTTTTAAAGCAGATTTAAAAGCTTTCTTAAGATCTCTATAAGGTTGTCCATCTTTTTTAGAAAAAACAAAATTTCCATATCGAGGCATATTTTGTAGTTCTGCTTTTAGTTCAGTATTTATTGGAACATATCGTGTTTCATTATTCTTGGTGTTTTCAATTTTGATAATACCCTTCGGAATATCAATATCACACCATTGGAGTTTAAGTAATTCTCCTTTCCTCATTCCTGTGTTATATGCTGCGATAACGATTGACCTTACTGTTCCATTGAGTTCTTTTATTAATTTTTCTAACTCCAAATCATTAAGGAATCTAACCCTGCCTGGTGGCTCCTTCAATCTTTTAACTTTTTTAACTGGATTAGTGTTTACAAACCCACGATCGATTGCAATAGTAAGCATGTTGCTGAGCAATGCTAAACAACGGTTAGTTGCTGTTAACTTACCAGTTGGGATCTTTCTGTTTTTAAATCCTTCAATCGTGGCGACATCTATTTTGTGCAAGTATTTACCGGAAAAGAATGGCAATAAATTGTAATGCATATTACTATAATCGTTACGATAAGTGTTTGGTTTCTTATGAATTTTCGCATATTCAAGATAATCGTTAGCAAAAGATTCAAATAGAATCTTGTTTTGTTCTGATATTCCCAAATACTCGCCTTTAGCGATTTTAACTTCTATTTCTTTTAATGTAAGTTCCGCGGTTTTTTTATCTTTTCCAATTTTCTTTCTATATCGCCTTCCGTTATGACTGAAATCAATGTAATATACATTTTTTCTTTTACGAATTGGCATAATTATCCTCCAAAAGATTACTTTTTATTGAGCAATCTATTTACATCAACACTTTTTTTATTTAATAAATCATCGACATCTAACTTGTCGTTATTTTGATCGCCCGATTTTAGCCATTCATTTACAGCGCTTTCACTAATCCTAATACTTTTTCCCAACTTACGGCCTTTTAATTCTCCTTTATGAACTTTATCATAGATGGTCGACGGGTTCATGTCCATCTTCTTAGCTAGAGTTTTAACGCTATAATGTTGTTCAAGGGCCATATAGTTAATCTTGCCTATTTTGTGTTATAACGAACTTTTTACCGTTAGTAGCAGTTGAAGGCGTTGAAGGGCAGGCGATGCAAGAAACCCCCGTCTTAGCCACGGTCTTCTCAGTGAATTCGGGGTGTTTCTGGGTGGGGTAGCGGGGATTGTTTTTGTCCGGATTTTTTCCCATGGTTTTTCTGCTTACGCGCCGAATCTTTTCGAGACTGCTCGTCGTAAAGTAGAAATCACGGAATATCGTTTTTCGAGAAATTCGCTTTTGTATTTTAATCCACCTTAATACCGAGGAATACCGTCTGCGTCTGCAAATTCCTTCGTCGGGGAACCAAACGCCGGTGTCTGAGTTCATTGCCGGGCAGATGGAAGCGTTGCAAATCGCAAAATAACGGCAAGGTTTGATATTTTCGTTATTCATTAACACTCCCGCATAGACTTTTTCCATCATGTTGAACTTGTGACGATTTCTGGCACTTATCATTTTCAACAGAGTCGACCGATTGAGTCTTTGCTTTATTCGTCTGGTCGAATTCTATAACTTTTCTACGCTCTTTTTCTTTTTTTTGGTTTAACTCTGTGTCTTCAAGTTTTTTAGATGAAGCAATATGAGAGTTAAGATTCTTATGAGGTTTGAGCTTCTCAATAATATCTTTTACTTGATTTGGACATTTATTATCGATATTTGCTTCTTCTCTATCCGAACGACTTTGTTCTCCGTAGTCTGTTATGGTATTCTCGATAGTTGCGGGTATCCCCACACGGTTTTCGGGATTATCTTTCAATTGATCTGGTTTTATATTTGATCCCTTACTGTTTCTCAACATCTTTTCGATATTTCGCCATTTTTCGAAGGGACTTGAAGAATTTTGTTTGTCAAATTGCTCTAAAATCTGTAGGACTTTATATTTCTTAACTTGTTCATAAATCCAGTTGGCTGAATTCTCTTTCGGTAATTGAGCAAAAAACTGATTTATATTTTTTTCATCTTCTTCGGTAATTTTAATCTCAGGAGGAATGTATTTCTCTAAATAGTATTTTAAAAATGTTAGAAGCTGAACCTTTTTTTCTTTGCCTTGCTTAACTGCAATTTCGTAAGAGTCCATAGCCCAAATAATCCGGTCAGTGCCGTATCGTTTGTGGTGAGAAGATATAGTTTGTTGAATATGATATGGCGGATAACCTCTTTTTGTCGGTTCAATAGGATAATTATTGAGCTTATTCCAACGATCAAAGATAAGACAATATTGAGGTAATGTTTTTTCTTTAAAGTTTTGTTTTTTAGCTAAAGAACCAAAAGAAGAGACATTTGCCTTATTACTTTTAGTAATAACTTTGTTAGAAGAGTTAGTATTGTTTGTGTCCGCTTGTCGGTCAGGGGGGTTGTCTTCCTGTCGGACAGGGGACTCTAAAAGATAATATAGATTTGAAGTATCTGCCTTTCCGTCTTCTGCTTTACGATGTTTGATTTTAATCCACCCATATTTTTCAAGGACCTTTAGGCAGAGATTTACTGTAGAGCGAGCAACGATTAATTTTTGAGCTATTGTCTGGGTTGATGGGTAACAAGTTTGCGATTTATTGTTGGCATACCGGCACAGAACGTCATAGACCGCGATAACATTAACACGAGACACTTTTTTGACCTTTCCCTTTTGGTTTTTTACTTTAAAGTATTTAACTCCTGGTGCAAATTCGAGAATGTTGTTATGCATCCAGAAACAATGACCATCATTAAAACTTCGAATTTCAAGATGCATTTGATCCATATCTAGACTTTACTACAAAAGTCGTTATTGCATTCGTTATTCAGATAACACATTATCAGTCCGCTATTCATTTTTACCGCAAAATCTCGATCTTGGACATTATTCGAGCTATTTTGCTCTGTCCTGCTTATTGTTGTAAACATGATTAAGTCTATATGTAAATATCGAATTTGAAAATTCGACAACGGGCAAAAAAAATTCTTTGCGTTGTCTATAGATATTAATGGCTTCACTATCAATGCCTTACACTTCAAAAATTGATAATTTAAGCCTTAATTAGATTTGCAATATTTTAAAAATTTGACTCTGGGGGGGGGTAGGTGAAATGCCTAAGTTTATAAAGCAGGATGCAAGGTGGCTTTTTCCTTTTCTTTCTTGGCTTGTTCTTTCTTGGCTTGTTCTTTCTTTCTTTTCTTCTTTTCTTTCTTTCTTGCTTTTTTGCTCGCATCCTTAGATGGTTGAGGTTTTTTCTCATATCGTCTGATACGAGCTTCGTTCACTGTATGGTTTATACAACAACATTTCATGGATTTCCAATGACTCTTATTACTTTCGTCTTTATAAAATATTATTGAACAATATCTATATGCACAAATCTTGGCATAGCCACTCTTGTTTATATCCTGTAAAAGATCCTCGTAGAGAGGCGAAATAAAATAATCATAACAATTATAATTTGTTACATCTTTGACTCGGCTATTTTTTCTTATTTGTTCGGCGCGGTTGATGTAGCGTTGATCTAGTGGCGGACCGGTTATTTCTGCCAGATAACGACGAGCGAGAATTGACTTCTGAAAATCTTCATTTATTCTTGTTATAGATGCTGGTTTATACTTGTTTACGGTTTCAGATCCAGTTCGTTTTTTTTCTAATATTAAATCACAAATTTCAGCAATTTTCTGAGATAAGACCTTAGGGAACTCTTTTTCGTTATTCAATAGTCGAGCACAATCATAAAGGATTTTGTAAATATCCAATCCATCTCCCCATACGATAGAACGCTCACTTTTTTCCAGGCGGGTAAACACCGGGAACATCACGATGTTGTCTAGAAAAGTCATAAATTCGATTCTTTCATCGCCTATACCAGTCAATTGTCGATGAAAATTTTTGAGTCTTATTTGTTCGATATATTTCAGAAGCTCCTTGTAATTTTTCTTTTCCGCTTCGGGAGGGGGCCATTTTTCTATATGTTCTTTATCTAACAAGAAACCTGTGATTGGAATATTCCGTTCGCGCTTAATGGCAGCATTAACAAATTGTGTCTGGATATTAACTTTTGAATGAAATTGGAGTAACTTAGTATATTCTCTATTAATTTGGTGATCTGCAATAAATAAAATAATCTGGTAGACCCCGTTATATATATTTTCTGTATAGTGTATATCATAGTAAAGGCGATATTTCTTTGGTAATTTCGACCAGCTTTCGACTATTTCCTGGATTTTATTAATTTCCTTCTTTTTGGCTTGTTTTTTTTGTTTTGCCATAGATAATCACTAATAGCGTTGCCTCATTATGAATACTTATTTCCTAATGTCAATATTTTAAAATAATTAACAACCAGGTGGACCCTGACATGTATCTATTGTCTTAGATTTGGATTTATAATTACTTTCTTTACGATTTAATTATCTAATAATATTAAAATCTTTTTACCTCAACTTAAGATTATTACTGGCTTTTCCGGCGTTAAAGAACCTAATGACTATGGGTCCTGTCCTCAACAGACATGCCTTCTCTTTTGTTGCATACAGGTCGATAAGAGAGTAAAAATCCGATTAATTTATTATTAAAGACTACAAGTTATCCGCAATCAATACGTTAGTCTATTTATTAAAACAATTAGGATCATTCCAAGGTCCGTTATGAGTATTATGATTGTATGGGCGCAAAGTCAAAAATTAGTCGATTGGTGGTAGATCCTGACTATTTTTGGAGCGAATTGATGGCTTATTTTCACTTACCGTTGGATTCTGAGGCGTTTTTGGAGGGTTTACGAGCTTAAGTTTGTTTTTCGAGGGGATAGATAGGATGTTCGCTATCTGTTAATAATTCAGCCATACAATCGCCACACAGTGCATTGCTACCCATTTATCGAGTTTCCTTTAACAAAACTATTCGCTACTTTCTGCCATTAAGTATAAAATTGATACCCTCCAATTGCATCCGCTGCACTTTTGGTCATTTGCCACTAGATACATCATATTTGGCTTCATTTTGACCTCCAAAGGGCGATTTCTTATTTTAATTATCGTTGATGGTCTCATTCTATTTCTGTAAACCAATTTTTGCGCATGCACTATCTTCGATAAACATAACCCTATTTTTGGCAAAATCGATATTATGGAACATTCTGTTCATGGCATCTTCTTTAATAACCCACCATCCACCGGTTCGATATGGATTATCACGGTCAAGTTCGTTATCGCGCATCGATATAACAATAATTCCCTGTGCCATATATGCTTTACATTTATCACAAGGCTCTTTTGAAATCGCTTTATTATTTAATACACTGATATCTTTGAAATGACGGTGCAATAATATATCTTTGCCCTCGCCACAAACAAAACAACGCGTCATTGCGATAAATGAGCCATCTTTTAGTGATTTTATCATGATTGCTCCTTTATTAACTGTTTGGTCGTTTATCTCTGATTTTAATATCACAGTCATGGTATATATATTCTCCTTTCTGAAACGGCACCCCATTTTGCTTCCTTTGTTGAAATGTATCGAAGCTTGGTATCCGATTGACAAAACGACCGGAACCGGGTGCTACTGACTGTCCGCATTCATAACATATTTCAGTAATTGGTTTTGGCATAAATCCTCCAATAAATTATCTTCTATTATTGATTAACATATGAGTCTTTGATTGTTTTTATCATATTTTAATCGCGGTAATCATTATTTAATCTGTGAAATCAAGCGAGATTTTTATCTCGCCACTTGACAACCAATCGCTTGGGATTATGATGATGCAAGATCAGTGAAAGGTAAAAGCTTAAGCAGTTCAATAACAATTAGAGATTTTTATATTGATTAATCTAAATAAGGAGAATATATGGAAGACGATATAAAATACACGGTTAAAAAGGAATGCCCACATTGTAGAGGCACTGATGTAACGCCAACAGGTGCAGGTTATGGTAATACAAAGAGTGTTCCAACAGGTGGGAAAATGCCGGAGATAAATAACTTTCGATTTATATGTAATAAATGCAAAAAGGAATTTTATTATACGGACAAGAAAGACTGGTAGTAGAGATTAAATCAAATATTAAATTCTTAGCAGTGTGATTCACACAGAACTATATTCTCTCTTGCCAACCAACCGCTTGGGATTATGATAATGAAAAGATTTAATATGAGAAATGTATTAAAAGAAACCGGGAAGTGTCCCGTATATTTTACCATAAACAGGATAAAATTATGATTGAAGAAATGGATGACGAATCTTGGCAAACAAGAGAAGTTTATGCAAAATATGGCTTAGCAATGTATTTCGCTCAATGCTTTGAAACTGGACTTGTAAATTTACTGGTTGCGCTTAAATTAAAAAATAAAGATAAAATAACCAGGTCTGATATTGATCCATTTATGGAAGAAAATTACGAAAAAACATTAGGCAAATTGATATCTTCTCTAAAACAAGCAATGAAAATATCTGAAGGTTTAGAAGCTGATTTAAAAGAATTACTGGATATACGTAATTATCTAGCACATCGCTATTTTAGAGTTAAAGCAATTGATTTTATGAAAAAAGATGGTCGTCAACATATGTTATCTGAACTCAAATGCTTTATATCCAAACTTGAAAGTGGAGATAAAAAGATAGAATCTATTACGGCTGTTATTTGCCAACGATATGGAATAACAGATGAGATAATTAGTAAAATGATTGCAGATTTATTGAAATAGAAAAAACCACTTCTGCTAATACGAGCTTTGTTACTCACTCCGTTCACCCAAATGCTTCGAACTTCGCAAAGCCTAGCCCCAAGGCATTTATCAGGACAGTTTTCTTTTCGGCACAATATTTAAAGCTAGTTTTGATTACTAAAATTCCAAGACACAGTCCTGCTGGTCTAGGTAGGTAAGGTATTCAGCAAATTCATCAGTTATCTAATCGACAATACAGTGAGCAAGCCATGTTACAAGATGCTTGAGAACTCGATAAATAAACCCTAGGGCAAAGGATGGGCTTACCCGTGGGTTACATACCGGCTTGCTTGGGAGTTGCAATCTTAAAATTAAACAAAGCGTTAATTGAGTTTTAACGGATATTTAATTCTTCAGTCATATTCCCTAACGCCGACTTTAGAATTAGCAGAGGAGCAATAAGGCTGCAGATTTTTCCCTAAGATTTGAAGAAATAAGCAAAGCGACAAGCACTTGACATTTAGGTTTTTGCTTTTATTATGTTTTGAGTAATCATTAAACTGGAGAGGATGATAAAAATGGCAAAGGTATCAAATGGTGCAAATAATGATTTTCTAGGAAAACTTTGGCAGGCAGCTGATAAGCTTAGAAGTAATATGGACGCTGCCGAATATAAGCATGTTGTTTTAGGGCTCATTTTTCTTAAATACATATCAGATGCTTTTAAAGAGGTATATCAAGAACTGGTAAATGACCCTGAAAAATTAGCCGACCCGGAAGATGTTGATGAATACAAATCAAAGAATGTATTTTGGGTGCCGAGAGAAGCAAGATGGGATTATCTGCAAAAGAATGCGAAGCAACCAACAGTCGGCAGGCTTGTTGATGATGCAATGGATGCAATAGAACGAGATAATTCTTCTTTAAAAGGAATTCTTACAAAAGATTATGCTCGGCCAGCTTTAGATAAGCAGAGATTAGGTGAATTAATTGACTTAATCGGAACAATTGGTCTTGGGGATAAAGAAAACAGAAGCAAAGATATCCTTGGTCAAGTTTATGAATATTTCTTGGGTCAATTCGCACTTGCAGAAGGAAAGAAAGGTGGTCAGTTCTATACGCCAAGGTGTATTGTTCAATTACTGGTTGCAATGATTGAGCCATACAAGGGAAGGGTATTTGACCCGTGTTGTGGAAGTAGTGGAATGTTTGTCCAATCGGAAAGGTTTGTTGAAGAACACGGTGGTAATATGAAGAATATTTCGATTTACGGGCAGGAAAGCAATCAAACTACCTGGCGACTGGCCGTAATGAATCTTGCGATTAGGGGGATTGAAGCAAACATTCAATGGGGAGATAGTTTTACAAATGATTTACACAAAGATTTAAAAGCAGATTTTATCTTAGCTAATCCACCATTTAATGATTCAGACTGGAAAGGTGATCTGTTAAGAGAAGATATTCGTTGGAAATTCGGAGTTCCACCAACTGGCAATGCTAATTTTGCCTGGGTGCAACATTTTATTCATCATTTAGCACCAAATGGAATTGCAGGGTTTGTGCTTGCCAATGGTTCGATGTCATCAAATACTTCTAATGAAGGAGAAATTCGCAAGAATATAATTGAAAACAATTTGGTGGATTGTATGATTGCTTTACCAACTCAATTATTCACGAATACAATGATTCCGGCTTGTCTTTGGTTTATTGCGAAAGATAAGAAAAATCATAAGTTCAGAGACAGAAGCGGACAAATATTATTTATTGATGCAAGAAAAATAGGAAAAATGATGGATAGAAGACACCGAGAATTGACGCAAGAAGATATAAAGAATATTTCTGATACATATCATGCTTGGCGTGGTGAGAGTGGGAGATATGAAGATATTGCTGGTTTCTGTAAGTCTGTCACTTTAGATGAAATTAGAAAACACGACCATATTTTAACGCCAGGCAGATATGTTGGATTTGAGCAAAAAGAAGAAGACGACGAAGCATATGATGAGAAGATGAAAAGATTGACTTCAGAATTAGCAAAACAGATGGAAGAGGGTAATAAACTTGATTATGAGATAAAAAAGAATTTAGAGAGTATCGGGTATGGTTGCTAGAAATTCAAGTTTGGAAGAAATTAAAACAATTGTAAAAGATTGTTTAAATCAAGTATATCAACAAGATTCGGACTTATTTGAGAGAAACGATAAAAAAGGAGTTTGTGAAAGGTGTCTTGTTTTCAGGTTTGCACATTATTTACAAAATAAAATTACAAACTTTTCAGTTGATTGTGATTTTAATAGTTCTTATCGTGCTACATATATAAACGGAAGATGGGTTTGCGAACCAAGACAAGGGAAGCCTATTGAAGAACCAAATGGAACCATAACAAATAGATTTGTCGATATAATAATTCACAAAAGAAGTGATTTTATCAATAACGAAAACATCGAAAGCGACTTTTTATGTTTTGAAATAAAGAAGTGGAATTATCATAATAAAAATCAAATCGAGAAGGATAAAAATAATCTTAGAGTTTTAACATCTAGATTCGGATATAAATTTGGATTTTATATTAACTTACATCGAAATAAGAATAAAACAAAATGGACAATCTATAAGAACGGAAACGAAATTCGTGATGATAACGCTGTGATTGTATTTAATAATGAAACAACACATTAAATTTAAAAATACTGAAATTGGTATGATTCCTGATGAGTGGGAAGTAAAGAAAGTTGGAGAGATTGGAAAAGTAATAACTGGAAAGACCCCACCAACTGCTCATAAAGAATTTTTTTATGGAAAATACCCCTTTATTAGAATACCAGATATGGGCAACTCTGTTTATATAAAAGAATCAGAATTAAGTCTATCAGAAGAAGGCGCAGAATACATGGTCAATCTTAAACTTCAAAGAGATTCTGTTATGGTTTCTTGTTTAGCTACAATTGGAAAAACAGGAATTACATCTAAAGATTCATTTACGAATCAACAAATAAATTCAATAATCCCAAATAAGAATGTAAATTCTAAATGGTTGTATTACTATTTCAACAGGCATGCTGACTATTTAGAAAGTTTAGGGGGCGGAGGTTCAGTTTATACTAATATTTCTAAATCAAAATTTGAACATGCTAAGATTATACTACCCCCAAAAGACGAGCAAGATTCTATCAGTAACTTTCTGTATGTATTCGACGCCAAAATCGAACTGAATCAGCAGATGAATAAGACGCTTGAAGCAATCGGGCAGTCGATTTTTAAACATTGGTTTATTGACTTTGAGTTTCCAAATGAACAAGGAAAACCCTATAAATCATCAGGCGGAGAAATGGTTGATTCTGATATGGGAAAGATACCAAAAGGGTCGTGGATTAAAAAATTACCAGAAGTCGCTACGGTTATTGATTGTTTACATACTAAGAAACCTGAACAAATGGAAACAGGAAACATATTAGTTCAGTTTTACAACTTAAATGAATTTCATAGCATCGACATTTCAAATCCTTATTTTATTTCTGATAAAGATTACAAAATCTGGGCAAAAAATATTTTGGTTTCCGATAAAGACATACTCTTTACAAATGCTGGCAGACAAGCAATAGCTAAAGTTCCTTACTGGTTTCGTGGAGGAATAGGAAGGAATATTACTGCTGTTAGGGCTACGGAAGTAGACATGATATACCTTCTTCAATACTTTTTATCTGACTATGGACTCGAGCAAATAAGTAAAAATATAGACGAAGGCACCATCTTTTCGAGTTTAAATGTCAAAGGAATAAGAAAGTTAAAAATAATAACGCCTCCTAAGGACATAATAAAACAATATTCAGAAATCGTGAGAAAACTTCGTTTAAAAATAGAAAACAACGAATTACAGTCTAGGAACTTATCACAAATCCGTGATTCGCTTTCGTCAAAATTAATGTCGGGGAAAATTAGAATCCCTGTAAAGTAATAGTATGAGCGGTAACATTTCACTAAAGGGTCAGAAGATACTCTGCCTTAAAAGCGGAAATAGATGTGCAATTCCGAATTGCCATAAAGAATTAGTCATTAACAAAACAGAAAGTGATTCAAACTGTATCATTGGAGTAATGGCTCACATTAAAGGTGAAAAGGAAAGCGCCGCTAGGTTTGATTCGAATATGACAGATAAACAAAGAAATTGTTATGATAATTTAATTTTATTATGTGCAAATTGCCATAAGATGATTGATGACCAACCGAACACTTATACTGTAGAAAAATTGCATAAAATCAAGGAAGAACACGAAAGGTGGATTACAGAATCAACGGAAAAAGAAATCATAAATGTAACATTCTCAGAACTTAGTGTTGTTACTAAATATCTAGTGTCTGGCCAGTTTATCACTAGTGATTCCTATATAATTATACCGCCAAAAGAAAAAATTAAAAAGAATGAATTATCAGCCAGTATTGAACGTTTAATTACAATGGGTATGTCGCAGGTAAAACAAGTTGATCATTTCATAGAAAGTTGTCCAGATGAAGAATTCGGAGAGCGCCTTAAGCAAGGATTCGTGAACGAATATGAAAGACTTAGAAATAATGAAGGATTACAGAAAGATGATCTTTTTAATTCTTTGTTAAATTTCGCTTCTGGCGGAAGTAATGATTTTAGAAACAGAGCTGCTGGTTTGACTATACTTGTATATTTATTTGAAAAATGTGAGGTGTTTGAAAAATGATACTCCCTTCTAAATACATAAAACTGCAAAATTGTCTATTAAACTTAGGTGCGGTTTTATTAAATAATATAACAGACAAACAGACGGTTACTCTTCTATGGGACAAAACAAAACAACTACCAGAAGTAAAGACATTCGAGAAATTTACATTGGGACTGGATTTGCTTTTTGCATTAGGATTAATTAATTTAAAAAAAGGAATTATTGTGAGGTTGAAACATGATTCATTCAATTAGATGCGATAGACCTTCGTTCAAGTCGATTATCTTTAAACCAGGTTTCAATATTATTCTTGCAGAAAGAACAAAGGAAGCAACAAAAAAAGATTCTAGAAACGGTTTAGGTAAATCTACTCTAATCGAAATCATCCATTTTTGCTTAGGTGGGAAAAAAGGTGAAACTCTTAATAAGCCTCAATTAAATGGTTGGGCATTCACATTAGATCTTGATCTAAGAGGTAAAAGGTATTCTGTTACCAGAAACACTAAGGATATGAACAAGATTGTTATCGAAGGAGATTGTTCTGAGTGGACAATAAAACCAATAATTGATAAGAGAACAGGAAAACAAATAATATTAAGGAATGATTGGAATAAAGTTTTAGGAATGTTGATATTTGATTTGCAGCCGTTTTATGATGAATATAAATATATTCCAACTTTTAGGAGCCTAATATCCTATTTAGTAAGAAAGAATGGTCAAAGTGGAGCATTCTTGAATCCGTTTCAGCATTATAAAACTCAATTGGAATGGGATCAACAAGTTAATAATGCATTTCTTCTTGGTCTCGGTTGGGAATATGCTTCTAAATGGCAAATATTAAAAGACAGAGAAAAAATCCTTGCACAGATTAGACAGGAAGCCACCTCAGGTTTAATATCGTTTATGATGGGCAGTATCGGAGAACTTGAAGCGCTTAAAATAAGATTAGAATCCCAAATAAAACAAGAAAAAGAACAATTAGATAATTTCAAGGTCCATCCACAATATAAACAATTAGAAGAAGATGCTAACCGATTGACAGAAAAAATTCATGAATATGTAAATCAAAATATAAATGACAAAAGGCTACTTGAACATTACGAAGCTAGTATCAAAGAAGAAGTGGATGCCAAACCAGAGAAAATTATAAAAGTATACGAGGAAGCAGGATTGATAATGCCAGATCAGATTACTAAAAAAATAAATAAAGTTTTATCTTTCCATAAAGATGTTGTCACGAATAGAAAATCATTTTTAAGTTTGGAAATGGGGAATCTAAATCTAAATCTTGCAAATAGAGAAGTCCAAATAAAAAACCTCACCTCCAAGCGTGCAGAATTAATGCTTACCTTACAGACGCATGGTGCACTACAAGAATGGACTCAATTACAAAATAATTATCAAACTACTGTTGCACAGTTAAATGATGTTTCTAGCCGATTAGAGAATCTTACAAAATTTGAGCAGGGAAAGAGTTCCATCAATATTGAACAAGAGCTATTATTACAACATGCTAAGAATGATTTAAATGAAAGAAAATCCCAAAAAGAAGAAGTGACTTTAACCTTTAACTCATACTCAAAAGCATTATATTCTACTCCTGGGACATTATCAATAGATGTCTCTAAAACAGGTTTCAAATTTAATGTTAAGATAGAACGATCGGGAAGCCATGGGATAGGTAATATGAAAATATTTTGTTATGATCTTATGATAGCAAAATTGTTGGCTAAAAAAGCAAACAGCCAAGTTTTTTTGGTTCACGATAGTATAATATTTGCAGATGTTGATGAGAGACAAAAAGCTCTTGCTTTGCAGCTTGCTGAATCTGAATCGAGAAAAGTAGGATTTCAGTATATTTGCACTATGAACTCTGATGCAGTTCCAAGAAACGATTTTGATAAAAATTTTAATTTTGATAAATATGTAATTGAGACCTTTACAGATGCCAAAGAAGAGGAGGGTCTACTAGGAATAAGATTTTGAAAACAACACGAATCATAACTGAATCAGATGTTGAAATAGCAGTATTAGATATTGCAAAAGATTTGGGGTATTCAGTCCTTCACGGTCCTGATATTTCTGAAGGTGGTTTATTTGTCGAGCGAAATTATCATGAAGTTGTTTTAGTCCAGAGATTGAGAGATGCCCTGGTAAATATCAACAGAGATATTCCGAGTGAGGCAATTGAAGAAGCGATAAAGAAAATTTTAAGAACTGATAGTCAAAATCTCGTTGTTAATAATCAGTTTTTCCATCGGATGGTGTTTACTGGTGTGCCAGTTGATTATAAGCGAAAAGATGGCAGTGTTAAAAATGATTATGTTTCGTTGTTTGATTTTGACAACCCTGAGAACAATGAGTTTCTGGCAGTAAATCAATTTACCGTCGTAGAAGATAGAAATAATCGAAGACCAGATATTGTTTTATTTGTCAATGGCCTGCCTATTGTTCTGATTGAACTTAAAAATCCCTCAGATGAGAACGCAACAATCTGGACGGCATATAAGCAGTTTGATACTTATAAGAATCAAATACCATCATTATTTAGATTTAATGAGATTTTAGTTATTAGCGATGGTCTTGAAGCAAGAGCCGGCACATTGTCTTCTAAAAAAGATAGATTTACACCATGGAAAACGATTGAAGGCGAAAAGAGTTCAAAAGCAATTTCACAAATTGAAGTTTTACTCAAAGGAATGTTGAATAAAAAGGTGTTGTTGGATTTAATCAAGCATTTCATTATTTTTGAGATGGACAAGGATAAGAAAGACGGCAATCTTAAAATATCCAAGAAACTTGCCGCTTATCATCAATATCACGCGGTAAATCGTGCCATCGAATCAACAATTCGAGCATCAACTTTACCAGATTTGCTAGTAAAAGAAAAACCTGAAAAATATGGTTTGCCATCAGTAAAAGAACAACCAATCGGCGATAAACGAGCAGGAGTGGTATGGCACACACAAGGAAGCGGTAAAAGTTTAATTATGGTTTTCTTTGCTGGTAAACTGGTGCTTCAACCAGAATTAGAAAATCCAACGGTCATCTTATTAACCGACAGAAACGATTTAGACGACCAATTGTTCGGAACTTTTAGTAGATGCAATGAACTGTTAAGACAAAAACCAAAACAAGCTGAAGCAAGAGAAGATATAAAAGAACTGCTAAAAGTTTCATCGGGTGGGATTATCTTTACCACGATTCAGAAATTCTTGCCTGAAATGAAAGGTGACCGATACGATAAACTTTCAGACCGAAGAAATATTATTGTGATTGCTGATGAAGCACATCGAAGCCAGTATGATTTTATTGATGGATTTGCAAGGCATATCAGAGACGCTTTGCCTAATGCTACTTTTATCGGGTTTACCGGAACACCGATTGAAAAGGCAGATCGAAGCACACCTGCGGTATTTGGGAATTATGTTGATATATACGATATTCAGCAGGCAATTGATGATAATGTTACGGTTAGAATTTACTACGAAAGCAGACTTGCTAAACTTGAGCTAAAACCCGAAGAAAAACCGCATATTGACGAAGATTTTGAAGAGGCAACAGAAGGTGAAGAGATTGAGCATAAGGAAAAACTGAAGAGTAAATGGGCAAGACTGGAAAAAATTGTCGGTGCCGAAGAACGAATAAAAAGAATTGCAAATGATATAGTTAATCACTGGGAAAACCGAGTCAGCGTTTTTGATGGTAAAGCAATGATTGTCTGCATGAGTCGACGGATATGTTTTGATTTGCATAACGAGATTATTAAATTAAGACCTGATTGGTATAACAAAGACGATGATAAAGGCGTGATAAAAGTCGTGATGACTGGTTCAGCAACTGATCCGGTAGCTTGGCAGGAACATATTCGAACTAAAGACAGAAGAAAAGCAATTGGTGAAAGAATGAAAGACCCGTCTGACCCAATGAAACTTGCAATCGTTCGGGATATGTGGTTGACTGGATTTGATGCGCCAAGTTTGCATACGATGTATGTAGATAAACCGATGCGAGGACACGGATTGATGCAGGCAATTGCAAGAGTAAATCGGGTTTTTAAAGATAAAGACGGCGGATTGGTAGTTGATTATATTGGCATTGCGGTTGACTTGCAAAAAGCAGTGGCTCAATATACAGAAAGCGGTGGTCAAGGCAAGCCGACATTTGACCAAGAAGATGCAGTCAGGGTATTGCTTGAGCAATACGAAATAATCAAAGGTATGTTCTTTGGGTTTGATTATACTAGATTTTTTGAGTTAGCGACGAACGAGCGGATTGCATTTTTAACCGATGCGATGGAATTTATCTTAAAACAAGATGATGGTAAAGAAAGATACTTGAAATATGTTAAAAAGTTATTAGTGGCGTTCGCGCTATCGGTGCCACATGAAAAGGCATTGGCAATAAAAGATGAGGTTGGATTATTCCAAGCGATAAGGTCAACGATTATAAAAACAACACCAACCACCGAAAAGGAAATTGAGGATTTAGATTCAGCGATTAAACAGATTTTATCAAAGGCAATTATATCAGATAGAGTGATTGATATATTTGCCGCAGCTGGTCTGAAAAAGCCCGATATTTCAATTTTATCCGATGAGTTCTTAGCTGAAGTTAAAGGGATGCCACAGAGAAATCTCGCATTTGAAATGCTCAAGAAACTATTGAGCGATGAGATTAAGTTAAGGGCAAGGAAAAATTTAATACAGGGAAAATCCTTTGCCGATATGCTTGATAAAGCAATCAAAAAGTATATTAATCGAACAATTGAAACCGCACAGGTTATTGAAGAGTTAATCGAACTTGCCAAAGCGATGCGGGAAGCAAATAAAAGAGGCGAGGTCTTAAAATTATCAGAAGATGAAGTTGCTTTTTATGATGCGTTAGAAGTGAATGATAGTGCAGTAAAGGTTTTAGGCGATGAAGTATTGAAAACAATAGCCAGAACGTTGGTTGACACCGTCAGGAAAAATGTCTCGATTGACTGGACTTTAAGAGAAAATGTTCAGGCAAAACTGAGAGTAATGGTTAAAAGAATATTGAGAAAATACGGTTATCCGCCGGATAAACAGAAAAAAGCAACCGATACCGTATTAGAACAAGCACATTTAATTTGTAAGGACTGGGTTGGGAATTAAAAGAGAAATTTAGAAATTCAGGAGACGGAACTGTAGGGTTGCCGTCTCCTTTTTCCGGTCAGTTAGCAGCGAAACATCAATCAACACGACCGCTCGGTTGATAAGACCGCTTGATATAATTGAGTTGTGCAAGGTGGAATTGCTCTCCAAGTCGAAGCATGCCATGCTCTGGGTGACGCACAGTTCCCCTTATAAATACATCACCATTCAAACGTATTACATCTCTCGGATAATGCGGGTTGCCATTCGGCTGTTTAAAAATATCACCTAGTTCGATCATTGGTTTGCCGGTTTCATGAATCGGGAATCGTCCTAATGCATGATTGATTATTCTGAAATTATTTTTTTCGATATAGTCTGTTATTTTGAATAATGTCTTATCGACGTAATCTTTGATTTTGATTGGAATAAAAAAGTATTCCCCCTGACGCTTGATTTCACCGGTTTGATATCTAATCCATTGCTCACCGTTTAAACCGCTTGCTTGCTGTTTAGCTAGTTCAATTGATTCTGCTGCTGAGTTCAGTTCAAGCAGATAATGGTGTTGCCGATACCTTCGTGCTTCGAGAGTGCTTAAGAAATAACGATTACCATACTTAAACAGAGTTTCCCCGAGGTGATGAACGTATTTTTCTTCACCTTTAGGATCTTTAACCGTCTCATACCAATCCGATGATGCTTGGATTAATTCGAGCTTGTTGAAATCTTTAATTTCAGCTTGTTGTAATACACTGAAAGGGATAATCGGTGAACCGAGTGGCGCAACGTGGAATGCATAATTAATATCGCCGTTAGTTGTCGGTGTAGACACATCGCCGTTGATTACGAAGCCATTCATAACCCGGTGGGCAATATCTTGTCCGTAAGAGAAAAGAGTATCTCCGTCAAAACAGATGCGTCTGCCGTGTCCATTTATCTGGTGTCCACCCGAGTGAGGTCGGCCGAAGTTACACCGGTCACGCTCAGTCGAATAAAAGTAGTTTTTGATAATATCAACGGGCTTATAGCTCTTTATCGCCGGTAATACGTAGGTTGGTTTGTCCTCAAAGCCAAAAAGTATCGGATCTTCGTTTTTACTATCCATTGCTTGGACAATTCCTGAAGTAAACACATTGCGCTCGGTCACTATGTTGGATAGTTTCAATTCCCATGCATATTCACCCGACTGCTGCGGAAGAGAGATTTCCGGCAGGTTTTTAAACTCCTCAACCGACAATTGACGCATTAGACGATATGACAAATAGTTTTGTTTCTTATTAATCGCATCAATGATTCGGTCAATGAGATTTACCGGCTTAAGTTCTATTGCTAATGGGAAAACCGGTGCCGGCAATGTATTTTTGGTTATTATTTCTTGGACTGCAGTTTCCATATAATCCTCCTGTCTTTTAATAATGAAAGTCAACTACGACAATCCAGTATTTCCCGATATAAGTATCAGGAGCGACTGGTTGGCTCTTTTCATGCATATCTGTATTGATTACACTGCCCCCATTACAGATTAACTCGACATCAAGGTGGTCCATTAGATTATCTTTGATTATTGCATCGTATAGCTTCTGATTCACGATTTGGGCATCATCTGGATAACCATCTGTCTTATACGAATCACGAAACGCCCATGGCATTCCCCGGTAATCGGGAAAATACTGCTTTAGTAGCTCACCATATTGTTCTTGGCGCGTCTCTTCGCTGATATCCTTGCTAATCCAGAACCCATACTTTGCTTCAAATTCTTTGGTTAAAGCCTGTAATTTGCCCTGATCCATTTGTGAGGCGACTAAATCACCAGACCAACGTCCCCCCACGACCAGCCAATCGGCAAAGCAGTTCTGAAAGAACCCGCCATTTCCGGTAAAGCCATTTTCAGTTAACCAATTGAATACATGATTTCGAGCTGCCTGACTATCAACCAGCCCGTCTTTTGGACAACATACATAAAGTAATGCATGCATGTTTTTGCTCCTTTTTAATTTGTTTATTAAGGAATTACAACTTAGAGGGGGTGTCTGGCTTAATTAAATCTTTAGCCTTTTTTAATCCCAGCTTTTTCTGCAAGAAACCGGTAATTTTCTCAGTGGTCTTTTTTACTTCTTCATCCGGCAGCTCTAGACTTGCTTTCCCTTTATTTGAATTTATCTCGATTTTCATATTAACTCCATTTCTAAACTATTTATATGGTTCTTTAGTTAATTATTCACAAAATATGAATTCCTGATTATTTTTGTGTCTTTAACAATATGGCAACCCCGAAATCCCATTCCAGGCTCTTCATATTTTAGCGTAAACCTTAATTCCGGGTATTTCTTGGCAACTGCATCAAGCCAATCCGTAGGCGGTCCCCAGGCACTATCGAAGGCATAAGTGACATGACCGTCTCGGTGTTCGATCAGTTGGGCTTTCACATCCCATTTGACGCCCCAATGTTGGTATCGCCACTCATACCAGTTATCATAACGATATTTATCTCTTAACCGCTTGTTCCTGGCTTTTTGTCGCTCGGTGTTACTTAGAGTGGGCGATCTTGTATTCTCCAATTCTACCGGCATTGTGATGAATTTGTTCAACGATAATGTAGTGCCTTTTGCCTTAGCTGTCCTGACGAATGATTTTATTGTTTTATCCGGACCTTTAACGGTTAAGATATTTTCACACCAGTTAGGCATAATTTTACTCCTTCTATACAACTAATTTTTACCATTTCCGACATAAAACGCGACCGGGCGCCTTTTTTTGCAAACACCTAACATTCAAAAATGCTTTTTGTCTTAAAATTTTGGCTGCCAAAAAGTTTGCAAACGTTTGCAAAACAACTGTAAAATTTGCAAACACCTAACATTTAGTGTAAAATTGCTATATTGACACACTACATTGGACCTGTTTTTTGTCCTGCGTTTTTAGTAATTGGTTCATCTCATGCGCAATTTTAATCGCGTCGCCTTTCCAATGCGGCATATGTTCTACAATCGATTGTCCGTATTCGTTTCTGTCAAAGAACTTGCGCAATGATGCTAAAGTAGGGTATGTTGCGATCCAGCCATGCTTATCATAGTGAGCGATACTGCCGCAATCAAGGTGTAAGAACCCATATAGATAATCTGATAAACTCTTCATTCCGTTATTAAGAATTCGCTTAAAGTCACGTATCAATTTTTCTTTATTCCAGACCGTGTTACCATCATAAGTAATGCTACATTTGATATGAGGCACAAATTCGTTCATCAGTATCAATCGGTCCGAATATTCATCACCAGATAATCTTTGTTTGATATTAACCTTATTAAAATAGTTCATTCCAAGCTTAATTTCATTCTTGGAACCAAACATTGTGATTTTGGTATTTGGAATTTCAATTCGTTCTGACATTATTCCTCCTTAGTTAGTGTTCTGACGGGAGCAATAATACCCGCTCACGACCACTGTCTTCGATCCATAGCTTAAATGTGCCGGGTGGGAAGTCGGTGTAGGGGATTTGTTGTGTGACTAGCACCGGCTGATCTGAATCTTCACGCATCTCTAGCACTGCAGTTCGATCTTCATTGACCGTTAATGTCCAAACCTGAAAATCGCACCGGGCTACTTTTTTTTGGATTTGCCAGCTCGCAACCCCAGCTATTAACCAAAAGGCGCCTGCAACTTCTGCCATCGCCTTCACACCATCTGTATAAGCTAATAAATTGGTCCAATGGCGGTGCCAGTTGATTGTGCCGGTAAAACCTGCTAGCTTTTGATTTAATTCATTTATTGTGATTTTTGACATAAATATTCCTTAATCTTTTCTCCTGTTTTTTCTTTTTTTGGTTTTATTGTTGTCGGAATCCCCAAGGATCTTCCTTGTGTAAAGGGTAAAGAAATAATAGCAACCGACCTTGACCGTATCAAAAAGGATAACGACAAGGCTGTCCAGGAATCCATAAAGATAATTTAGATTAAAGCGTATAGAAATGATTTCTTTCCATCTGGATTTAATATCCATATCATCACCCCCTTAAGTTGACAAAATTAAAAAACAATAGCTACTGAGGAGTATTAAAAATTGAAGGATATACCCTTCACTATATTTATACCACATTTTTTACACTTAAAATGATATAACTGCTAATGACATATTAGATTAGTTCGCTATGAGGATATAATAAAACTAACCTCTACAGCACTATAAGATATTCATGAGAATTACCATCAAATGCGGTAAATAAAATTTATTGGTTTTTATCATTGAATAAAAAAATAACAATTCAATAAAATTGCATAAGTTTTGTGACTTACGGAAGATGTTTTCTTCTTGACTTCTTCTTGATTTGACATTAAATTGGGAAAGTAATGACAGGTTACAATATGAGATATACATTTACATTTGATAGAATAAGTAAAAAATGGCGAGAAAAAGCCGATAAAACAAAGGAATATGAAATTTATGAGAATAAAGAAACTGATAGAGACTTTGAGTTACCATTTTTGTCTGGTGTTGAATACAAAGAGTATCTACAAGCGCAAAAGTATAAACAGAGACTACTAAAAACATACAATAAGAAGATTCTAGAGGATGTAATTAATGGAGAGGAAATTCAAACGAAAAAGGGCACTTGCTATTACATAAAAAATCATGAAAAAATTAATTTTAGTGCAATCAATGCAAACATAGCAAAAGATAAAATTCTAACAAACTTTAAATTAATTTATGGCATTGGAGAAGTAACCGAACAAGCGCTAAAAAAGCAAGGATACAAAACAATCGAAGATCTCATAAAACATCCTCGTTTTGGTTTTGAAGCCAAGAAGTTAGTAGAATGCGTTGGTGAATGTGATACATCTAAAATAGCTGATTGGATTAGACGTTGGTTTTCGATATCTCATCCCTTACTCTTGTATTCATCGGCATTTCATAACAAAGAGGACTTTATTTTTTTGGATTTAGAAACGTTAGGATTATCGGCTAATCCCATTATATTAATCGGGGCGGCACAAATTGCCGGACACAATATCATAACGCATCAATATCTCGTTCGTAGTATAAAAGAAGAACCCGCGGTTTTATCCGGTTTCTTATCTCATTTAAACAATGAAAGTGCTTTTATTACATATAATGGTAAAACCTTTGATTTACCTTTTCTGGAAGGAAGGTTGGTTTATTACAGAATGAAAGCAGATCTTCAGAAACCACATTTCGATCTACTTCACTTCTCACGACGTGCATGGAAAGATCGACTCCCAAATTGTAAGTTAACAACATTGGAAAAACATATACTTGATATAAAAAGGGAAAATGATGTTCCTGGTGCTCTTGTCCCAGGTTTCTATCAGACATATCTGGAAACAAAAAATGTTGGACCTTTAATCCCAATTATTGAGCATAATAGACAAGATTTAATCACACTTGCTAATATTTTTTCAAAACTATTCGAGGAATTAGAATAATGGTCGAAAAGATAATCGACCTCCTGAAGGAAGATCCGAAATACAAAGATAGAATAGAACACATTGAGATTTTACCTGCTAGAGATCCAGTTTATGGCCAAACACAGGAAGAATTGTCAGACAACATTACAAATTATCTTTCGAAAAAGAAATACTTACTCTACCGACATCAATGCCAGGCTATTGATTGTTTAAAAGCAGGAAGAAACATAATTATAACAACCCCGACCGCATCAGGGAAAACACTGGCCTTTAATATCCCAATATTTGAGAGATTATCACAAGATAAAAATGCGACTGCACTTTATCTTTATCCTACAAAAGCTCTTTCTAATGATCAATTGAAGGTAATGAAAGAATTTGAAGAATTAAGTGATATAAAAGTAAATCCAGATATATATGATGGTGACACCCCTCCTGGTAAAAGACCGAGAATCCGGGAGTCGTCTAGAATAATTATAAGTAATCCTCATGAAATTCATCAGATTCTAGCGTTGCATAATAAGTGGCAGAAATTTTTCAAAAATCTAAAATTTATTGTCATTGATGAAGCGCATCAATACAGGGGTGTTTTTGGATCAAATGTCGCTTTTGTAATAAGACGATTACGAAGAATTTGTAACTTCTATGGTTCTAAACCGCAGTTTATACTTTCGACCGCTACTTTGGCTAATCCAGTCGAATTTGGTGAAAAATTAACAGGACTGCATCTCGATCTTATTTCCGAAGATGGCTCCCCTAAGGGAAAGAAGTATTTTATTTTATATAATCCATATTTCAATGAATTTGGCGACCTGTCTGCACACCAAGAGACGATGAAATTGTTTTTATATTTTATCAGAAATGGTTTGCAAACACTGTGTTTTACTGTTTCAAGGGATATGGCTGAATTAATTATAATGTGGGCAAAAAAGGAAATAAAAAAACCGGAATCATATCTAAAGGATAAAATTACCGCATACCGAGCGGGATATCTTCCCGAAGAGAGAAGAGAAATCGAGAAAAATCTCAAGAGTGGAGACTTGGTGGGAATAACGTCAACAAACGCCTTAGAGGTAGGTATAGATATTGGCTCTTTGGATAGCGTAATTATCTCCGGTTATCCTGGCACTATTGTATCGACCTGGCAGCAAGCGGGAAGGGCGGGGAGGGGAACAAATGAATCAATAGCAAGCTTAGTTGCCTTCCAGAATCCACTTGATCAGTATTTCATGAAACACCCCCAAATATTTTTTGGTAAATCTCACGAAAATGCAGTAATTGATTTATTTAATCCGCATATTATTTCTGGGCATATACTATGTGCTGCATCTGAATTACCCATTGAACTTAGGAAGGACAAATTATTTTTCGGAGAATACACAGAGGATATTCTAAAAGCATTGGCAAGTCAGAATCTAGTGCAAAATACTCCAAATGGATGGGTTTATTCTAGTAGGGGTAGAGCAGCAGAGTTTGTTCAGTTAGATAACATTTCATCTGATATATTTAAGGTTATTTGTGATGGGGAGTTAATTGAGACAATGGATAGAACACAAGCATATAGGGAAGCTCACGAAGGCGCAATATTAGTTCACCAGGGTGAAACACATATTGTAGAAAATTTAGATTTAAGAAACTCGATCATTGAAGTTAAAAAGAAGGAAGTTGGTTATTACACCGATGCATTAAAAATCACAGACATTAAAATTTTAAAAGCAGTTAAAAACAGAAAAATCGGCAACTTTAAAATCTCATTTGGTGATGTTGAAGTAAATGAGTCGTATGTAAGATATAGAATAATGAAATACGATAAACCAATTGGATTTAAAGATCTTAATTTACCACCATTAAAATTTAAGACAAAAGGGTTGTGGTTTTCTATTCCGGAAAATATAAGGGAGAAAGTCGAAGATAAATTATTAGATTTTGCTGGTGGATTACATGGAATTGAACACGCAATGATTGGAGTTATGCCATTTCATGTTATGTGTGATGCACGGGATATAAGCGTTGTATCAATAGTGAATGATCCGTTTGTAAAACCAATGGTAGTAATATATGACGGTTTTGAAGAAGGTATTGGACTGGCGGAAAAAGCTTTTGAACTAATTGTTGAAATAATGGCGATGGCACTCGAACTTGTGAGTGATTGTAAATGTGAAAAAGGATGTCCGAGATGTATATACTCTTCAAAATATAGAAATGAGAATAAACCATTAGATAAAAAAGCAACTATTGTAATACTAAATGAATTGTTGATGTTAACAGGTGCTATAAGACAAGGGAAACAAGCCTTACGAATGAAGAAGGGTGGCAAAGTGGGGGGGGGTATGCGCGTAAATTGACAGTTATTGCACCCTTTTTGCACTAAAATTGCACCAAAAATACCCCTAAATTGCTACTTTTGAGAAAAAATTTTACACGCCTTAAATTTTTGATAACTTTCATTAAATTAAGCATTTAGATATTTTTGACCGCAAAAAAGACTGATGTAAAATTTTTTGAGTCGAAGGGAGAGACAGGGAAAAAGAGTGAAAGGGGTGAAAATAGGCGGTTTTTCATGATTTATTTTACACGGGAAGTTTATGAAAGTCAAAAGAGAAAGGTCAAAAGTCAAAGGGTCAAATAAAAAGTCAAAAGTCGAATGGTTTGAGGGTTTAAAGATCATGCTTTGGGTGGATGCGGTATTACCGGGATTTGTATTTTTTTTTTTCGCCAAGGTGCGCATCGATCACAATAATAATCTTTCTTGATCGGTTCACCACAACGAAGACATTTTAAATACTCCTGTGACGGTCCAAGATCGGGAATCAAGGCTAAAATAGATATAAGAAACGGGTTAATTTTACTCATTGTTCCCGCCAGGCGGGAGGAAGGTTCAAAGATTTAAAGGTTGAAGAGTTAAAATACATAGCTTTTCTCCTTACCGCCGATACCCGTTACTAATAGTCCCATCAACACTCTTTTCGTATTGTCTTCTACCCACGCACTTGAACCTGCTTTAGTAATCTTGTGCATTTCTACTTCGCCTTGGAACTGATCTAAAAATAAAGTTTCATTAACAGTTATCTCCCGCATTTTACAACGATAGTTAACATTTGAATTATAATCAATATCAATAATTAACTTATAAGCACTATCTTTGACTAAAGGAAATTCACCTGGTAACAGAATTCTCCTACCTGCCTGATAAGACGTATTTGCTCCTGCCTGTTGTCCTGCATAAAACTGAACAGCAGTAACTATGTTGTCATTAGAATCCAATATCTTCAACTGCCAATCAGCGTCAAGTGAATCAATAAACATCCATACACCGCCTACAATCACCGTGTATGGCAATGTAAAGATATTGCCCGCTTTGTTAATACGAGTATTACTTTGGTGATTAGCATAAACTTCAAGGTCAGCAATCTCCGTGACTGGTAACATTTCTGTAATGACACAAATCTCCACATCTTCCACGCTATAAATTACCGCCACATCTGGAAAGTCTGCTTGATGTATCCAATTAGTTGCTTTCTGATTATAGTGTGCAAAATATGGAAAGTTCATTGAGTCCCGCTGATTGACTTTTGCAAATCTTACCTCTTCATTCGCTCCTTCATCAATAGTATCTACTCCAATAGATACTGCGACAATATGTCCAAGCATCTGCGGTGATACATCTGGTGGTGAACTAAAATCAATTCGATAATATCCTACATCATTTATTTCTATCACTTCTTCACTACAACTTCTATAAGCTACCCCATTAACCTCTGGATAAGCAGGGTCAGAAATAGGCACGCCCGTATCATAATCTCCATTACTCCTATCGTACAATTCCTGAATCTGCACCTTTATTTTTGGCTTTCCTCTAACATAGTCCACAAATAAACCAACACCTTTAATATACGCCACAGGTTCAGCCGTCTTCGTAAGTCTAAACATATAAGCCATTCTATCACTTTTTTCGTTTAGAGTTGTATAACCAGTCGATGCTATGCTTGAAAAATCCATTTGTTGTGACGGAATCTCTAATGTAGAAAACCTATTCATATAATTCCCGCGTGGTCTCCTTCAGCTAATTCTAATCCATCAACAAAGATACCAAATAAAGGTCGTTTTGTTATATATTCTATCCAAGACTGCCCGCTTTGCCTTAAAACTTTATAAAATTCCTTCCCGCCTGAAATTGCTCCCCATAAATTTTCTGGATAAGAGTAATCTACCCACGCATTACCGCTTTTAACTTTAGCTGCAACCTCAATTTCACGATATTGTGTACCATAAGCACTCGCAGTCGTTTCTAACTCCAAGGCTAACTTATAAACTTTAATTGGGTTTAAGGTTAACACGGGTTCATTAGCAACATCATCAAAACTATATCTATAAAGACCAGTAAGCGAAGATGAACTCTGCACACCTTGCCGCCACGAATCCCAATCCTCTTCGTAAATTACAACATCATCTTCATATAATCTTAACTTCCCTAAATTGGACGGATAATTACCAGTAACAGAAGTATCACCGCCCATATACATCCAAAAACCGCAACAACGACACTCATAAGGAACTTTGAATCTTAAAGCCACCTCATAACCTTGCAATAATTCTGTATTGTAACGGTCTTTAATCGGAGCAGTATTCATTTCATAGAAATTATCTCCATATCCGAAAACAATCGTTGAGTAATCAGGACTAAAGGAACTCTTATGCCAAGCAGTAGTATAGTAAGCGTGATAAGGAAATATTACTCCCTCTCTCGTATCAATCTTAGTAAAAGCAATATCACCAATATCATTCACCCACTTAAACACCACCGCAACTAAATCTCCTCTTTCGGCGGGAATTGCCACAGTCAAATCAAGCAAATATAAATTATTTACCGCGTAGTTTGTTAGTGACGGGTCAAGAATTGCGTAACTACTAACACCTTTATACGGCGAACTTTCATTTGGTGTACCATCCGTATTCACGTTATATAATCTTACTTTGACATTGTGTAAGTGCGAATTAGTATCAACTCTAATCCCTACCCTTGTAAGGTTGCCTGTATTAGGAATATTACCAATCCAAGCAAACTTAATATGGCTATTATCTAAATTCATTCCTGAACTAGCGAGAGTGCGGCATTCAAAGACAGAATTCGGAATTTCAAAATAAGGTTTTATTAACATTAAGTCCTTGTCACTTTCAAAAGTAAGACGGCCCGAGTAATGGTAGAACAGCTGTCAACGTTAAACCGCAAAATATCGCCGGCAGCTATCGTGATGCTTGACCAGTTAGTCGGTGTACCGCTACCTTTATTGCTGGCGCTAATATTAGGCTTGGTGCCACTGCCGCCGACCATTGTATCGGCAACGATTGGTGGAAAATCGGCGTGAGTGTCTTTCCAGATATCAAATGTTATTGAGCCTGACACATCAGCATAGATACTCCAACCGGTCAATGTGCAGGCATAATCAACTCTTCTATCACCCTTTATTCCAGTAGAGATAGGATTGCCTGAAGCATCTACTATGATACCGATATTCTCGGTAATAATATCAGTCGGTATTATGGTTACAATGTTATCCTGCTTTAGCTTAAATCTCTTTAACGTAGTATTAAACCAACTATCGCCATTGGCTCGGGTGCCGTCAGAAGATAATTGTTTCATCAAGGCTTCGTTGTGGTCGTCTTTACCGTGTCCTACAAAACTAAATACTTTCGTTACTGCGTTCAAGAAAATCTTTAATACATTCGAGGCGGCATTTATCCAGATATCACCTTCTTCAGGAGTCGGGTCGGATGCAACCTGTTTAACCAGGTCGTAAGTATGCTTATCGGAATCGTGAACGTCAGGAGGAAAGACATCGGGTTTACCAATTATATGATTCCAAAAATTGATGACTTTATCCAATCCGAGAATACGCACGATCGCATAATCCTTGTAGGTTACCGGTCTTTTCTCAACGAAGATTGAACCGTCTTCAGGAGTAATTTCGCCGTAAAGTTTTAAATAGATATCTTTCTCACATACAAAGCCAATTTTAACGTTAGTCGGTGCTCCTGTGTAATCATCTAAATAAATATTAACAACTAAAATATAGTAAAAGTAACCACCATCCGTCGTAGTAAATCCAAGACTACCAGAGACCGTTCCATCTTTATTGAGAGTTAGTGCATCCGTAACTGCAATATCACTTGCGGGAATTAAATCACCATATACAAAATTTTCTGGCGGTCCTTCCGCTCCTGTAAGAAATAGTTGACAAGCAACTTTGCAACTTAACGAACCACTACCCGATGACCAAACACTTAAATCTTTTAGTTTGAAATAAAGAGTAGCGGTATTACCTTGAACCGTCAAAATTGCGTAAGTTGTATACCAACCTCTTAATGCACCACTTTCTGATGTGATAAAGTTATCACTTAAATTATCTTCTTCTGCGCCAGGATAAACTAATCCGTATTTATCAACGGCAAGCGGAGGCGTGTATCCAATCTCTACTTCTATCTGATGAACATATATATCATAACTGCCTACATACTTTGCTATCGCATATACCTTAACATAATTTATTGTGCTACCTGCTGGTATATCTAAATCTTCAATACCATATAGGTCTCGTTTCTGTGGCTGTTCCGAAAAAGAAACACAAACACCAATCCGTAAATAGTTCAAAACATCGGTGATTGTCCAAGGCAAACCTGTCAAAGGATTAGTATTCCATTGATTAGAATGCTCTACATAACTTGTTGTTAAACTTATGGCATCTGAATCAGAGATAGTGTATACTAACCCATTATCAACTTTTATTGAAATACTAAACTGTGAAGTCTCGGCGTGACGATAATAAACATACGTTCTTTCATCGTCATCAATAACCGCCGCATAATGGTCTCCGTGAGGTTCTACTTTCCATTCTAAAGGCGTATCATCTTCATTAGGAAGTAAAGTTTGAGTATCAGCACCCGCCTCTCCAAACTTTACTATTGAAGTATTATCTTCACTTACGCCATTTTCTCGTTCTAATTTCCATTTATAAGTTGCGAGCGGGTGATTACGCAGATACCAATCAACATAATCATAAGTGAGTTCAGTCCGGTGAGGAACGGAATTAAGAGACTGATAATCGTAGCCGTGGACGGACATTGCACCACCAGCCACTGGTCTGGGGAGTTCGTAGATCTCTCCATTATCCCACACAAGTATGCTCGATGCCTTGATTGTCCTCGAGGAAAGGATTAAGTAATCGCCAGCGATAGGTTTCCCGGCTGGAACGTGCCAGAGGTTGATAGTTACGTCAGAAGCGGAAGTATTTACCAGTAGAATCATCGGGTCGGTTAAAGTAGTCTGTGCCATAACCTCGAAAAACTGGATCGGGTCGGTTGAAAGTAAACGAAAAGGTGAAGCGAAAGGTTTAATTAAAGGTTTAAGAGTACTGTAAAGATGGACGTTGACTGCGTTGGCAGTTGAGCATTGAGCAAAGAGTTTATCGGAAGATTGGAAAGAGACGTTATCCCGGTTAGGAGAAACCCTGGATAAAACGAGCAGGTCATGGGCGGTAATCGTTTGGGAAGGAACGATTAGATAATCGTCGGCAATTTCCTTCGAGGCCGGGACGTGCCAGGTTTTAACGGTTACGTCAGAAGCGGAAGTATTGACGAGAAAAAGTGATAAGTCCTTGAGGGAGGTTTTACCCATAACCTCAAAAACCTGGACCTGCTCAGTCGAGGTTAATCGTAAAACACGGGAAAAAGGATGAGGATTGTTTTTTGTGTCAAGTAACGTGCCATAGAGGATGACGTTGACCGCATCCGCAGAAGAACATTGAGCAAAGAGTTTGTCGGAAGGATTTAGGTTCATGCATCGGAGCCGAAGTCGTCTTCGGGAACGATTTCGATGTTGGCATTAATGATATTCGAGACGTTGGAGGCGGTGCCGTAATCGATGGTGCCATTGGGCGCGACCTGGTAAACGCAATTATAAACCCGGACCGCGTATGAACCGGTCTGGGCAATACTGTATGCGCCGGATTTTAAGAGGCAATTTGAAACTTCTAAAGGCGCAAGACCGACAAAAGCGATGCAGTTGGAATTGCCGACCGAAATTTTACAGCTATTGACGTGGCCAGAGGAACCGATACCGGTTACTGCATTGTTAGCGAATTTTATGCCGGGAATGGCGGCAGTGGTAAGAATTGCCGAACGTTTAATTATTCCTTTACCACAAACATAGATTCCCTGAGTCGTAAAATGGTCGCCCTTGACAAGGACGTTGTCCATCACGAATATGGCGGTTGCGGCATTGGGTTGAATGTTAATCGCATCGGCAACCGCATTGTCGTTATAGACGGTGAGGTCTTTCAGACCGCAATGTTTTCCGAAATCGGCGTTCTGAATACGACCTTTGATCATAACTTTACCATAACCGACTAATAGAATATTTTTGCCTTTGAAGTCAACGTCTTCAGAGTAGCCGCCTGGACCAACCAAGACGACGTAATACTGGTCGTCGGTGATAGATGCGAACGCCTGGGTGATGGTGGTGAATTGTGAGCCGGCTTTGGCAACGGTTCTTAAGTTACGCCAGGAGAAATTGGCAGCGGAGATTTCAGGGACGGCAAGCTTTAGATAATCGACGTTCACCATATACTCAGATAAGTCGGCAATATATTTTTTGGTCTGGGTAGCCGAGATGGAAAACGGGGTAGTGCAATGGCGACTGGTCTTGTCAACGAGCCGAATTTTTGCCTTCACAAAAATTTTCTGTTTGTCGGTAGAGAAGCGGGCAGGCAGGAAAATAGTTTTGCGATCGGTGAAAAGTTTGGACATGGTACTGTTATCGAAATCGGGTTCGGAATCGTCATCGGTCCAGACGACTTCGGTGCCGGCGACTTTATCCTGGTAAGCGGTCTTGATATCGAAAACGATCTTGATGCCCTGGTCTTGAGCTGAGACCGCAAGATTTTCAATCGCATCGGTGCAAGATTCGGGAATCTGCTTGGGCCCGCCGGCAATGATATCGAGCGCAGCAAAACCGGAGACGTTACCAGCCATGTCGACGGCACGGACTTTAATCCGATATTTTACGCCAGGGGTCAAGTTCTGGAAAGTGACGTCGGTGCGGATAGCGGAAGCGGAATACTGAACATGCTGCTCTTGACGCTTGTCGAGCTGTTCCGTGTCTACTTCATTTATGAGAATTAATGGAATTAGAAAAACTTCATAACCGCGAAGACCGGAGCCAGAATCAGAGGATGCGTTCCAGGCTGCTTTTAACCAGGCAAGCGGAGTAACGCGTTTTAGAAAGTCGTTGGTGTAGATCGGCAGAGCAGTGTCGCCCATAATGCCGGTAGTGAGAAGAAGCGTGGACGGGTCGGTGGGCGGAGTGATGTCGCCGGAGGTGGGCCGGTACACCGGATGAGTGCGCTCAGAATCGTATTTGAGCCAGACCCCACCGACTTTTTTAATATTGGCAAGAATAATGTCGCCGGCTTGCTTAGTATCGGCAACCGAAAGTTCAAAATCGTCATATTTGCGGGTATCGTATTCGACGACGGATGAATAGGCTTTCCGTAAGGTATCAGTTGAATATTTATGCGCAAGAATAATGTAGTTATTGCCGCCGGAAGTATTGAGAAGCTCGACCGAATCGACTTCAGCCACGATGATCGGTTTACCATCTTTGTCGCGAGCTTTACCAGCGGAAATCGGAGTAGTTGCCTCAGGATAGGTTGGTGTGCTAACTTCCAGTCCTTCGATGATACAGGGAAGCGCTTCGAAATCGACCACAGTTGCAAGATTATCCTGCTCGACACCGTTTAGATCGGTTTTGTAATCTTCATGATAAAAGTTATCGTTACCTGCCTGGGCATCATTGCGATTAAATTTGGTTGACATTAAATCCTCCTAAAAAAATTCAAGATCATAAAATTTCTTTTCTTAATTTATAATAACCTAAGCCGGAGTCCTCGACTAGCCAGACGTATAACGTGGCGAGTTTGACTGACTGGAGATCGTCCGAGATTTCGTTTAGTTGTTCTTCGGTTAATTCGTCAGGAATTACGAACGAAACGATGTTGCGGTGGATATAATCATAGAACGGATTTCCCCAGGTAAAGGGCCAGGAGAAGATCTCTTTGTAATGCTCGAGGCAATCCGGCCGCTCGCTGGTGACTGCTTCGATGGCATCTTTGTAAGCATCGATCGTTAGTGAGTTCTGGATATCGCGGAAGGCAACCAGCAGGCGGGCGCGATAAACCGAATCGGATTCACCAGTAGCGCGCTTGAGATTGAGGACTTCACCCCAATAATCAAGCCCGAGACCGGTTGCGTAAATCAAAAACCGATCATCGTAAAGAGCATTAATTTGAGTGGTAACGTCATCGATGGTTTCCCGGATCACGCGCATGAAATTGTTAAGTTGCTCGCCGCCCCATTTGAATGGGAAACGGTTGGTTAGAATTTTAAAATCAAAAGAATAGCGGGGCATAGTTATAATTTCAAATTTCTAATGACCGAATTTTAAATTTCATTCTATTGCCACCTGTGGTTCGGGAAGAGTTTTAATCAGGACATCGATGCCGCAGACCGCTTTGTCATCCTGAGTGAAGTAATCCTGAATGTCGGAGACGATGTCGTCCGGAACTGGATTCGAATGATAAGCAACCGTAATGTCAATGGTATTTAACCCGCGCAGACCGGCTTCAATCGTTGCGGTAGTTACCTCGGAAAAATTAAAGAGTACGGTATCAGCAAACCATTTTTTGGTGCCAACGCCTTTCTGGCGATACATGTTGAGAATCGTTTTCCGGGCATTATCGGTAGTCGGCGAATCCCAGGTTAAACCCCAATCTTCGTACATTCGCCTGAGAGCAGAACGGTCGGCATAAGTTGCGAAAATGTTCCAGTAAAGATACTCGAGGGCAACATAAAGAAGCCGGATGGCCGAGGCGGTAACGCGGAAGATTGCTTTGATAATTCTGCCGGGAGTGAAACCGAGATAGGTCTCGAAATTGGCGATTAAGCTTTGATAAATTTCTGATTCTCTAAGAAAAGTCATAAAACTCCTTATAAAATTTAAGAATTGAAAAATTTAAAAATTATTTTCATTGTGCTTTCAATGTTAACGTTACTGGTTCGTCTCGGCCAACCGGCAGGAATTTTGCCTCGATCGAGCCGGTTTTGACTTTGATTTCCCACGAATCTTTTACGACGCGGGATTCACGTTTTAAGATTGCGATGACGTCCCGTTTGAGCTCAACTAGTTTTAAAGGTTCGTCCGGCATATTGACGTATTCGGGAATCTTAGAACCATAGAGGAAATCGAGCGCCCAGGAGTAATACGGGATGCGGATTTGATTGTATAGATCCTGCATTAAGAGATCGATGTCGGAGATAAGAACCGGGTCGTTGTTTTCGAAGACCAGGTCGTCGTTGGTCAGTTTAAAATCGTAGATTGCCACGTCGCTAAACTCCGTTCTCCTTGCAGTCGCATCGCTGCGCATAACGCAATGATAAAAAGATTGAGTTCATGATAATAGTTGGCATGGGATTGGAGCGGGATTGGGAACGCCGGCAGTGGCAGCAATTAAAACGTTGCCTGGTATAATCTCGACCCGAAGTCCAGAAAGAATTGCCTGCTCGATTGCGGAAGCAATCTGATCGGCTTTTTGTTCGGGAGTCGCATTCGGACTTGTATCAGAAAAGATTTGAGTTAAAGCTGGTTTTAGCTGATTTTTAATTGCACCCATGATACTCCTTTCATTAATCTAATTTTACCTGCTGGCTATTGACGGCGGAGTCCTGCAGCGGTGGATTAGGCGGACCAGAGGGACCGGTCGGAGTCGGATGAATGTGTACATTGTGTGAGATGAGCCACTGGTCACCCCAGCCGGCTTTATGAGCGCCTTGTTGGCCGAGCTGGATTTTGCCGGCGACTTTAAGCAATAATTCGCCGGAAATTTCGCCTTCAACGTTGCCATCAATTTTTATTTTTGCATTATTTTTGGTTTCAAGCTCGATTGTACCGTCTTTGTTAATCGCCAAGCTAAAGCCCTGTCCTACGGAATTGATAAGGATTTTTTGCCAGTGCTGGACTGAGAATAGAGTCGGTAGTTCTATTTTTCCTTCAATAAAGCCGACCAGACAGGGCGAATCGATTTCCGGAACGATAATGCAGCCAAAGTCATCTTTCAGATTAAAAACCCGAAGAGGCACGTTCTCGAGTTGAGGGATATTGTCTTTGTCCGGTTTAATTTGACAAGAATAAAGGTCTTCATCAACCGAGACGATCTTGCCGATGATAAAATTTTGAATTCCGTCTTTTGAATTTGGAAATTCAAATCTCATGTGGTAACTCCATGGTCTTTGCCACCGACTGAGATTTCCATTTTGTAGCCGGTGTCGGGTGAGATTTCGTGAATGACCTGGTCAATGAAATAGTGGCCAGAACGTTCCTGTTTGTCCGGATCATCGATTTTGATTTTTAAGGAGTGAATGATAAACGGATTACCAAAAGTTTTAAACGTGCCTGCATAACCAGAAACCTGAGATTGAGCGATCTGCTGTTTGGCAAATTTGGCTGCCTGATCGGTTGCGTCCTTGACTTCTTTCTGTTTCGCCGGGTCGAAATCTATCTGAAGATTGAAAATCTTAGAAGGGTCGCCGGTGCCTTCTTCATATTTGATTGAATGGCCGCGAAATTTCTGGTCAGTGACGTAAACGATTGCCCGGGCAATGCGTGAAGCGGTGCGGTACTCGAGCTGCGATTCGATGATATTCAAACCGAAACGATAGACGTACACCGCAGGTTTAGGCGATAAGACATCGTCGAGATGAAAAGGTATCGAAAAATAGATTTTTTTAGTGGCGGGAATGCAAAAATAGTCCCAGCCGATCTGAGCTAAATTAGCCAGGGCTTCGGCCGCAGTCTGCATTTTCCAGTAAAAATGCTGTTTGGATTCCCAGGTATTGGGAATGACCGATTTAAAGCCGCAAAATTCTATTACGTCTTTGGCAATTTTATCCGGCGTATCGAAATAATATTTGGTGTTACGCTTTTCCTTGAAAGTCTTGAAATAATCTTCAGCAGTAAGAACCGGTTCGTTTTTAGGCGCGAGAGTAGAAATATAACCTTTAAACAGGCATTTAGTGCCGACTTGGTCATTACCGAGAATGACCCCAATCTCATCGTTCTCCTGGAAGAGTTTTAAATCGGAAAGTTTAGGTAAGGTAAGCTCACAGATATCACAGGGCAGGGAACGAGAGAGAGTCAGTTTACATTTCTGGAACCGGGTAACAGAATAATTTTTACCTTTCTGAGTTTTGATGTAGATTTCGGCTCGAGGAACGATGTGTGGCATATTTATATTTTGACAGGATTCAAAATCATAAGATTATTTAGTGGTGCGGTAGGAAGCATATTTACGCATCCTTTCAGCGATAGTTAAGTTGCGTGCAGCTGCACGGGCTTTTAAAGTCAAAGGCACACCGGCATAATTCTGGGATAAGTCGAGATTATTGTAAACCTGCGTCATGAAAATGTAAGGGAGTAAGTTATATTCCGCAGCGGATATCGGATAATCTTCCTTGCGGTTTAAGTAACCATTGATGATTCGGCGGAAAAGGATATCCATTTATGCTATGTCGTTTATTTTTTTCTTAATCGTCTCGGCGATTTCGGTTTTATTCGGTTTCGGCGAACGTTTCTTGTGCAGAAGTCCGATAATTTCATCGATGATTTCAGCAATGATTTTTATGATGATCGCCTGGACTTCTGGATCATTTAATAATTTCTTTGCTTCTTTGTTCATAATTTCCTCACGTTGATTTCATTGCCTTTAATGATTACGTAGGTATTTTCGGTTATGCCATCGCCGCAATTAACCGCCTGCTGTCCTTCGGGCGTTTCCTGTTTTTCGCCCTGGTGAGTATGGCCCCAAATAATATTTATGTTTCTTTGTCTTGCCATGTTCAAAACTTTTTGCCGCATGATACCGCATAAATTGGTGTATTGAACTTCATTGGATTGTTTTAATTCGGCGGGCGTGCCCCAGATTTTTTTACCGACAAACGGCAGCCATTCGCTGACTGCATTGATGGTTTTTTTAGCAATGTTAATCGTTACGTCGAACTGATGGCCGTGCAGGAATAAAATACCTTCATCAGTAATTTTAGGGACCGTAATGATTGCCGGAGCAAGGTCTTTGGCGTATCGGATAATCCCTTCGTCGTGATTACCAGGTATTATGAAAACCTGACCACCGTAACTGGACACGTAATTTATGATTTCCATGATAATCCGATAGCCGCGTAAGGATAATTCATTGGTCATGATGTCTGCCCAGGTGCACCATAAGAGATCAAAAGTATCGCCGACAAAATATACCTTACGCGGATGCGATTGAAAGACTAAATTTTTGAACGCAATTAATTTTTCAAGATTGAATGGCCGGCCAATGTGGTTATCACTTTTTGCTAGACGGTTATTATTCATAATTTAAAAGTTGACATTGATTTTATTCGAGTGCGACATTAGACACGGTTAATAATTTATCACCGATTTCGAGTTCGGGGATTAGGAGTCTCATACCAGGATAAAGGTTTTCCGGATCATCGCCAATAATATCGCGATTGAAATAGTAGATGTGGTCCCAGAGTGAGGCATCGCCATAATAATATTCGGCTAAGAACCAGAGGTCTTCGTCTTGTTTTAAAGTGTGATTTTGCATATTACAAGGGTTGTTCTTTTAAAAATAGGTTAATTTCGTTGGTTTCGAAGAGATCGGATTCGGCGGATTCGGATAATGCTTCCATTGAAAAATTGTAATGGCCGGCCGGCAGGGGACGAATGTTTAAGCTTTGTAAAACGATATGGGTGATGCCGAGTTTAGCTAAGATTCCTTCGGGTTCAGTAGGCCCACCGAAAGGCGGATCAAATGCCTGGTCAATCGCTTTGACGCCCTGACCGATGAAATTGCGGGCAAATTCTTCGGAGACGTCATTAATTTCTAAGGGCAGGCGTTCTACGTAAAGCTTTACGAGTTTGGCAAGAAAATCGAGTGCTTCAACTTTTTTATTGACTCCGCAAATCTTGGCGCCAACCGAAGAATCGGTATCGCCTATTCTGCCTTCGATGGTTATGTTAAAATCGGATAAGCCAAAATCTTCTTTGACCGAAAAATCAGCGCCGTAGATTTCGGTGATCACAATTTTTTTGCTCAAGCGAATCGAGATGTCGACTGGGACGATAAATTCGAGCGGACCGATCTTGAGTAAAACCTGAGGCAGGAATAGGGTCTGATTACCGGAACGGAAAAGTAAAGAAAGAGGATTTAACATAATTTCACCCCATTAGATAAAAAATTAATTAATTGCATAAAAATTGTAAACATTAAATTATCTAACGGGGTCATGGGGTTTGGGGACCTAAGGATTGGCGGTTGAACATTTCAATGAGCAGTTTCTTGAATTTTTCCGGACTCAGATCAAGAGTATTAATCTGGACCGAATCGCGTTCGAAATGAATCGTGTAATAATAGTTATCAATCTCGGGACGGGTTGTGGCATAAATATCAGTTACCGGCGTAATGCCAAGGTCGGCCGGAGTGGGGACGCCGGCAATTTGGGGTTCTTGTTTTTTACGCTCATCAATAAGGGTGGCTAATTTTAGTTGTTCATTTATTTGATTCCGCCTACGTGAATAGCCATAGAGGGCTTTATCAAGTTCGGCCAATGCTAAACCATAAGTTTCGGGTGTGGCATGGAGAATTATTCCTTTATCAATAAGATTTTGCCATTCCTCTTTTAAACTTTTAGGTAATTTTTGTTCAAGTTTATACTTCATTAATTCAGGCGGAATATCTTCTAATCCTTTTGCAATTAATCCTCGAAGATTTTTGATGTCTTTGAATTGTCGCTGAAATCCTTTACCTTTTTCAATTAATTCAAGATCTTCAAATGTTTTCTTTGCCTCTGGACCTCCAGCAATAATGTCATAGATATATTCGACCCATTTAGCAAGAGAACGTTCACCAATTATTAGATCATCAGCTATCTGTCCAAGACCCCAGCCAATAAAAGCGGCAGCAGCGATACCACCGAGAGGAAGTAGCAAACTAGTAATGCCACTAAGAGCTCCAGCAACACCAGCTAAACCAGCAGAACTAAGAATACTAATGAGTGATGCCTTTAATGCCATAACACTAAGGATAGTTAATCCAATCTGAGACGTAAAACGTAAGGCGGCACCGATGCCTAATCCAAGGGCACTACCGACAAAAAGAATCTTACCGGCGAGCTTGGCAAATTCGGGATGGGTTTTAAGAAATTGAAGGATTGGTTTTAAAAGTTTCCAAGCTTCGGTAACGGTTTTTTTGATGGCCTCGTACATGCCAACGAAAATATCTTTAATAGTTTGGACCCATTTTAGATATTCATCGGTTTTTCGAAATTTTCGGATGTCTTCATATAATTTAGCAATGTCAGGAAGTATCGCAACTTTTAATGGTGTACCAACATCTTCTTTAAAACTCTTCCATTGGCTACGAAGACCTTCAATGTAAGCGGGTAGAGTTTTCGCAAGTTCGGCCATGCCGCCACCGAATCGGGTTACAAGAAGCTTTTCGAGAGCTTTGCGAAATCCTTCAATATCTTCTGTCTGACCTGACCAGCCGAATTTTTTTACCTCCCGAGCATTTATAGCATAACTTCGAGTTAAAATATCCATTCCGCCAGCGCCAATTTTCATTGCTCGAGCAACACCGGTTACAACGCTTTCCAATGTCGCAGCGTCACCGCCATACACGGCCGCCATATCACCTGCCATGCCAAGATATTTCCGGGCATCAAGACCAAAACTACGAAAGATAACGGTTGATTTGATAACATCCTGTAGGGCATAAGGCGTAAGGTCCTCAAATTCTTTAGCCCAGACAAGCTCTTCTTTTGCCTTTTGGGCGCTCTTAAAAAGAGTCTTTAGAGTAAGTTCATATTTTTCAGTCTCAACCGAAGCATCAATGAAACTGGTTGCAATTTTTTTAATACCATAGAGAATGCCACCGGAAACTGCCATCATTTCAAGCCCTATTTGACCCATGGACTGGAAGGTTTCACGCAGGGAGCGGGTCTGTTCAGCCTGCTTCTGAAAATCGGACATCTTAGTTTGAGCACCACCGGCGGCAGTCTGGATGTCTTTCAAATCCTGAACCATTGCCTTGAGATTGGCAACATCTTTGGCAATGGCGTCAATTTCGATACCAAGTTTTTCAATAGGCATAATTATTTTATCCTTTTACCACGAATTACATAAAAGAAACGAATAACACAAATCATCTTTTTTTCCCCCAGAGGCCGAGGTTGACGGCGGCGGCAAGCATATTAATCAGTCTTTCCTCGAACCACATAATCTCGGCGAAGGCTCGGAAAAATTGCTGGTCGTCATCCGGTATCGGAATGTGATAGAATTTCATTAAAGTTTCCGCAGTAACAAAAGTATTTTGGTCAATCGCTTCACGAAATTTCCTTAAATTTTCTTTAACTGAATCGTAGCTAAGCCGAAAAAATCGGTGAGTCTCCCGACAACTTTAATCGGAAAAGCTGGGTCTTGCTCGATAAACTTAGCAATCTCGTCTTGAGATGGCTCAATCACTAAATCGAGAACCAAGACACAAGCGGCGTCATAGACCGAATCGAGCAGTTTGTCATAATAGCGCTTGAAAGTGGGGCGGGTCGGCTTGTGAAAATAGAATTTTTTGTCGCCGTATTCGACTTCATAAATTTCGCCATATTTTTCTTTTAATTGTTTTAATTTATTTTCGTCCATTGTGAACTCCCTGCAAGGCTAAAGCCTTGCCCTACATTAAAGGTTAAGGGAGTGGAAGGGGAGCAAAGGACTCCCCGATTCCACTCATTATTTATTTTTAGCCGACGATGTCTTCGGCGATGAATGTTAATTTGACGGTCAATTCTTTCACATTCTGAACATGGGATTCGTCTTTGTCGGTAATAACAGTGTCCTTGATAACCATAATTTTGGTCGGCGAAAATTCCTGATTCACGTATGCGCGGGGCGGGTCACCTTCGGTTCTCTTTACTTTATCGGCAACAGCAATGATAATGGGGAATGGCGCATAATCGTAGATTTTTCGTCCCAGTGCTAATGCCGGATCAGCAAACTTGCGATATTCCTCAAAAGTGAGAGTTATATCGCCGTCGGCTGAATAATTACCAAAACCAACACCGTAAGGCTTGCGTCCTTTAGAATGTTGCATCTCGGCTTCTTGTTTATCGCGATAATTGATTTCCTTGACATCAGCGACCGGGATGCCGTTTAAGTAGATTTTGATATCTGACCAATCGTGTTCTCGTCCATTAATTAATGACATGTTGCCTCCTTATACTGATGCGGCGGTGCCGGTTTTGAGCTGGAAGGTTGCAACCAGCTTTTTCTTAGTTGGAGTCGGAATTATCGCAACGGTGCAGTGAACAATGCCGTTGGTCCAGATGTTCGCATCCGGAATCAAAGTCAACGTAAAATTCATAATCGAACTTTCGGTAATTAAGGCATCGAGCGGTTGTTCGAGGGCTTTTTTGTAAGCGATCATGTCTTCTTTGGCAACGCCGGGTTCATTGACGAACGGAGTATTGGCAAGTTTAACGCCATTGATTGCAGCGTCCATAATGCGGCGGTTACGAATACAGAAGAAATCAGAAGTATCGGGTGCCATCATCCAGTCATCGGTCGGAACCCGACCATAACCGGGCCAGTGACGGCCGGTGATGAAACGGGCATCGTTGAGTTGAGCAATCCGTCCGTCGTCCATCTTGTCGGCATCAGAATTAAATGGCTCAATACCAACACAATTGGGTATCACCATTTCACGAACCCAGCCAACTGACCAGTGGAGTTTGCCTTTGGCAATTAAGCCGGCAATACAACCGCCACCAGCCCGTACCTGTAAGTTACCTCGGGTATCGAGCAGTCTGCCATAAAAGGCATTAACCGCAAGCTGTTTGTTCCGGTATTGACCGCTTGAAGCAACTAAGGCTTCAATCCAGCCATCGATGTCGTCATAATCAGGAGCATCGGAGTTCATCATAAACCAGAGCGGACGCTGTTCCGCAGTCCAGATTGCAGATGCTTTGGATCCAAGAATTGCCCAGGTTGTTTCGTCGCCAGGAGCGGCAACGTAAATGAATGGCAAGCCGGTTCCGTTGGCATCCTTAGAAGCGGAAAGCATGTCAACCGCATCGGTTAAATCTTCGGTATTCATCTTGGATTCGGTGTTGGCAAGCAACCAGGTATCGCTCTCAATCCATGAGTTTTCGGGTGATGAATTGGCATCAGAAAATTCAATGAAAGTGCCGTCTTCAAGATTGATTTTGGATTTACCGGTTTCGGTAATTATAAAGGATTTTTCTTCAGACCAGGTAATTCCGTTATTGGGGGAATATTTGTATCTGGCGGTAGCCAGCGCACCGGAAACGGTAATTAGGAATAGATGAGTGCGGTCACACTTTACTGCGGTTACACCATCTTGTAGGTTTGCGGTAGCAGTGCCGGTGCCGGTGCCGGTCTTGGTCGGAGTGCCGATAACGTCGGCAACCGAGGTGGCTGCTTTCAAGCAGACAATCTGACGGGCGCCGCAGGTCATGGCATCTAGCGCATGCTCGACCATCGAGCCGGCTTCATATTCATCAATTAGTGATTGGATATCGGAGATGAGCTTGGGAGTTTCCGAACCCTGACTTGCCACCCCGATTAAGCCAAAGACCGAGACGTTGAGCGCAGGTAATGCACCGAGTCCGCCGTCCTTGATTTCAGGATAAAAGCCAGGTAAATCTTTTATTGGCATATAGCCTCCTTCGTTAGAAATTCACAATTAAAAATTCTCAATGTATTATCCGATTTTACGGTTTTGAAATTCCTTGAGTTTGCGGTTGAAGTCGGCTTCGGTGAGTTCGGATTCGGACGTGGATTTGTGCATTAAGCAGAAGGCATCGAGGAGATAGGGTTTTGTTTTGAATTTGGTAAAAAATTTCGAGACGGTTCCTTTGGCAGCTGAAGTAGATGCTTCAGTTACCTTTTGGGTATCTTTTTTGTTATCTGTTTTTGTTTCTGACATATATATCTCCTTATTATGTAAATAAAAATTTGGTTATCAGGCAATCGGTCTTTTTAGTATAAATTGCGCCCTGGTAAGTAAATTCCTGTGCGCCGCGAATGAGTGAATGTTCAGTTTCAAATTCGGATTGAATCCAGCGTGCACCGGAAGGCGAAACGTTAATAATTTGGATGCCATCAGTAACATACCTATCAATCATCAGTCGGGAAAGCTGGTCGAAGTAACCGCCGGTCTGAAAAAGTTCGAGTTTGGTTTTTGCCCAGATTTCAACACGGTATTTAATTATTATCTCTTTTTCCTTGTAAACTTTGATTTGCTGGGCAGTAGTCTGGAACGAATATGTATCGTCGGTGATCACAATGCTCGCGACTTGAAAATCAAAAGTAAGATTATCTTCAATTGGGATTATGCCGGAAGCGGGAATTTCCGCAGGGTCAGTCCAATCGTCATCGTTGATTATCAGCTGATAGGTGGGATATGGTTCGGTCCCGATAGTGCCGCCGGCGGCTATTTTAAGAATGTAAGAATTATTACCCTGATGATTACCGTTAATCTGATAAGCAGCAGAACTTTTACCGACGTGTGCGATATCGGAAATAAAATATTCGGGATAGGTATCAAAATGAATGCCGAATTTGGTCTCGTTATAATCGGCAATGGTAATTAGACAATAAGGATTTTTCTCTTTGACATTAGCTTTGATAAAATCGATATCAGGTTTTTCACGGACCAGCCGGCGGGGTGAAGCGAAGACTGCCACATCTTCAGAATTCTTAATCTGCTTTAAGTAATATTCGAGATTAGTGAAACAGAATTCAATCATATTTGTAGTAAGTCCTTAAGTTTTTCCTGATAGATTTTTTTGATTTTGGGTTCGGTTTCTTTAAGAGTAGGTTGCCAGAGCGGACGGGCGGGAATGTTATTTTTAGGAGAGCCAAATTCATGGACCGAAGCGATATCAACCACGTCAGTTCCGTCTTTTTCTCGGGCGACACCACGTTTAACGCCGACAAAAGCTTTAAGTCCTTTATCTATTGTTGAAAATGAAGTCGTAATGCTTTGAAAATAGGTAGCGGTTGCGATGAGAATTTTCTCGGAAAGACGGCGTGAACCACGACCTTTTTTAGTTAATTTTTGTTTTAAATAGGCTGGAGAAAGAGATTGCCAGCCAAGGTCCTGATGTTTAAGATGGCCGAGGACGGTGGATTCGACCAGGGCGGCAGACTGGGCAGTAGATTCGCGCATGCCATCAGTCAGTTCTTTCTGAAAGCCCTCGAGCTTGCGGGTTACGCCGGACCAATTACCTTTTAACATAAAAGTTTAAACGTGCAAAAGTTCAAAGTTCATAAGATTTCCTTAATGCCGATTTTAAATCCGAGTTTTTCCGAAGCGATAACAACTGGCTGGAATTTGGTGATTCGGTATTCTTTATCCGAGATTTTGAAATGGTCTTTGGAAATAATATCCAGAGTCTGTTCGTCTAAGTCTTTTTGACGAATGATTAAAATTGCATCCAAGAGCATCGCTTCGCCGAGCTCTTCGAGTTCACGTTGGGACATCTCATATTTAATACGGGCAGGAAGCGGATATTCATCATAAAGTTTTTTACCTTCATCCCAGTCTTCGTTATAATCACCTTCGGTAAATTTGAGAAGAGTTATCTGGGTTGAAACGAGGGACATTAGAGATTGCCAACTATCTTTAAGCTTATTCATTGTCATTTGGATTTTTTAATGTCAAAACAAGGCGGGGTGGCATTGGGATCGCCGGTGAGTTGGCTTTTGATTTCGGTAAATTCTTTGTTAAGCTCATCAAGTTTCTGCTTTAAGAAGGCGATGCGATCCTGATACTGGCGGCGCACATCATCTGCCTGCTCTTCCTGAAGGTCTTCCTGGTATAAGTCAATTGCGGAGCGGCCAAGTTTAAGCGAGGCGGAAAGTCCAACGTGGAGCTTTTCCAAGTCGGTAGCAGGGTCTTCTTTGTAACCGAGCTGGGATTGGGCTTCCTGAATAGCACGGCCGATAATCCCTGGACGCTTTTCCTCAAGCTTATCGACCGTGACAGATAGACGGTCTTTGATGATATCGTTTAGTTCAAGCATAATTTAACCGCGGATTAACACAGATTAACACGGATAAAGAATATAAAAGGTAGAGATGGGGTTGTAATCGGGTCAGTATAGTGTTTAAAAAGTGTTTAAAAACGTTTAACTCTTTTTGAAGCAGTCTTAGTGCCTCGGAGAAGAAGAATCGTCTTATGGGGCAAATGGGAGAAAGGGGCGAGATGAGAGAAATAGTCATGTTATTTCGTTTTCTTAGGATCTTCTTCAGGTTTCGGTTTTTCTTTTTTACTTTCGACCAGAATTAGTTCGCCGGTATCGAGCTTGCGGTTGATGAACGGAGTCTTTTCGACTTCAAAAACTTCATCCGCCTTTTTCGGGTAGATGTCGGTCTTGGAATGGAAATCGTGAAAACCAGAACCGTCTTTGACGATTTTTGGATGGACTTTGACTTTAATTTTTGACATTATTACTCCTTAAAATTCAACGCAGAGCGCGCCGAGACCGCCGAGAAAAGATATTTTTTTTCTTGTCTCTGCGAACTTTGCGGTCTCTGCGTTGAAAAGTTTTTCATTTTATTGCGAGAAGAAGATTTTGGTCCAGATTCGGGTGCGGTTACCTTGATTAGAATCGGATGCGAATAAAATCTGCATATTAGGCGGCATGGCATCAGGCAATTTCATCACGTAATAATGCCTTAGCGTATCCGTGATCGTGATTATGGTCGAAGATATATCGGTGCCAACTGAATCCCCAGGCACGACAAATGAATCGGATGGACTTAACGCAAGACGATAATACATTTGATAGCTTACCGAATCAGCTGCCGGATTGGTCGTGCGAAGATAAACGTGCAGATAATTAAAACATGAAGGAATAAAAACCGCCGAACTAGTAAGAGTCGTGCTTTTCTTTAAGGTGTCGCCGGCATACAAGGTATGAGGACCGGCGGTTCTAAGATAGATAGTACCAAAACACATCGTGGTAATGGTAATTAAAAGCAACGAGATAAATATTTTTTTCATGTTCGTTCCTTAAGTTTATTGTGAAAAGAAAATTTTAACCCAGATACGATTGCGCTTGCCGTGGGCGGTAGCATGAGAAGTTGCGAGTATCTGCATGTAAGGCGGTTTGGTATCAGGCAGGTCAATTGCGATGTAATGCCAGGATTGGTCAACAATGCGAATAATGGTCGAGGAAACTCCGGCACCAAGGGTATCGTTAGGCACGCAGAAGGTATCGGACGGGCTCAAGGCAAAACGATACCAGAGACGATAACTGGTCGAATCCGCCACGTTCGCCGTATAGACCCAGGCATGCAGATAGGAAAAAGTGGAAACGACAAAAATCGGGGAGGCGGTAAGCGTCGTGTTTTGCTTTAAGGTATCACCAGACCAGAGAGTAGTCGGACCGCTAGTTTTAAGATATGTCACAGCGAAAAGTGGAATCGTGAAAGATAAAATTAATAATGTTATTAATAATTTTTTCATGTTAGCTCCTAATAAAAGTTCAAAGGTTTAAAGATTTAAAGGTTGATGTCGCTTTCGCTCCATCTACGCTTTGCGTCCAAAAATTCATTAATATACGATGATGAGGATGCGGCCGGCGTTGGTGAAAATCTTGGAGATGCCGAGCACGTCGGAGATGACGACCTGTTCGAATTGTTTATCGATGATGCGTTCGGTTTCGGTGAGCTGAGCACCGCGTTCTTTGATGATTTCAAGATGAGACTTCTGGTCCCAGCCCAGAATTTTGTTTGCCGGAGTCGAGGGATGAAAACGGAGAATGTCGCCAAATGGACTTACCATATTGCCGGTTGCCTGGAAATTAAAACCAGCCACGACATCTTTAAATTCTTCCATCTTAAGAATGTCTTTGACAATGGCGGTAGTGCCAACCATGTGGGTTTTTTCAAAACCAAGCGCGGCGAAATCGAGCTCGAAATCGACTAAATCATTGTATTTGAGCGCACCAGGCGTTTCGATGTTTTGAGTCGGGGCAGGATTAATATTGCCATCGCCATTGACGAAAACGTCCAATGCCCATTTGGTCATTGCCCGCTGCATCTTAAGACCGATGATCTGAAGATGAAGCGCCAAAAGGTCAATCTGCATCCGGCGCAGGACTTCATAAGAAGCCTTGAGCCGTCGGCCGACTTTGATTGCTTTGACCGGCTTGGGCGCGACAGAGATGGTGGTGCATGGGAATTCGCCCATTTCACCGACCTGATAGATTTCTTCTTCTTCGGTGGAATCTACGGCACAAGTGGGATTGAAGACGACGCCGTCAATGTATTCGGTTAACGCAATCAGATCGTCAATCTTCAATTCGTTCTTGCCGAATTTGTAACCGATTAAGACGTTGCGGTTGATAAATTCCGGGAAGAGGACGGCGGATTCGTAGGTTTTGTAGAAGTCTTCAACCAGACTGATTTGCTCGCCTTTGGTAACGATACCGAAACGGGCAAGTTGACGCTCGAACGCATCAAGCGGGTATTTAGGTTCGGTCGGGTCAAGCCGCTCAAGGAACGAGGAAAATGAGATGTGCTTCTTCTCTGTTTTAGAGAGACGCTGAGCGTCTCCATACATACCCTTTTCCAGTTTTAAGGAAAGGGTTTTTTCGGGTAGTTTGATCATTGTTTCTCCTTATAATCGCTAATCGCATACCACCAACCGCGGATCGCGGAAAGTGGAGAGCGAAAAGCGAATTTGATATTATCCAAGATCGAATGTGACTGCTTCGTTCGTTTCATCGACGTCAAGAATCCAGTAGTAGGGATTTGTGCCGGTGCCGGATTTGACTGCGCCCGAGCCATCCGAAGCGAGTTGGCCAAAACCGACCGTGGGGGCGGAACCGGTGTAAGCAACGGTTACGATGCCTATAGTTTTGACAACGCAGACTGCTGCGTCTTCGGAAATGGATTCGATGATACCATAAAAACTGTTACCATTGGAAGCAAGAGCAGCGGTTTTATTAGCAGAAATCACCACCGGCTTACCTTCATCCGTGCCCCGGGTCAGCGATGAGGCTAATAGGGTCGGATTTTCTTTGATACCTTTGAGTGAAATTGTTGGGGACATAATTATCTCCTTGTTAAAAAGTTTAAAAATTCAAAGTTTAAAGGTTTAAAAGTCATTAAACTTTATGTTGTGCAGCTTCGATTTCGGTCGGTTTTTCGGTAGACACAGTCTGAGTTTCTTTGGAAGCGCGAAAACCGGATATCGGTTTCTGACAGTGAGGACAGGTGAAAGTTGTTTTTGTAGCGAGTGAGGCCTCGAAATCTTTCTTCAAAGTTTCGAGATTTTCTGCCGATGCGGTTTGAATTATGGTCTTGATGAATTGTTCGTCGACCTTGTCTCCTTTAAGTAATCGGTAGATGGATTCGGTTTCTTTCCGGAGTTGTTCAAGATGTTTTTTGCCAAGAGCCGCATCTGGTTTAAGCGTTTCGACTTCAGCCTTGACTGTTTGATTTTCTTTTTGCAGGGTCGCATTTGCCTCCTGCATTGCTTTGATTTCTTGGTCGGTCATTGTTTGACCTCCTTTGTTTTGATTTTTTAATTCCGAATTCTTAATTTCGAATTCTTTTTTGAATGATTTAAGCCTGGATTCGAGTTTACGTTTGGCGTAAGGGTCAGCGCCTTGCCAGACCAGGGACAATTCGCCATATTGCAGAATTTCATCAACGATAACGCGGACGATTTCGCCATCTTTTTCAGTCCCGAGTAACCACCAAAAGCAATCCGGGTCATACACATCATCGGACAATTCAGGATGACTTTTATGCCAGGTAAAGAAAATAGTGACCGAACAGGAATGGATTGCGGGCGGTTCGAAGGTAAGACCGCGGATAATTTTGAGATTATTCGCCCGGTCGATTTTTAGATCAGCATCTACACCCGGCGGAGAGAATTCTTTGTCCCACAACGAATTTTCAACTACACCGATCCAATTGTGAATATCAGTATTATGATCTGGGTAAACAGTCTGATTTTTTAGAAGCGGGACCGATTTTTCTAAGACGCCTTCCTGGGTAAAATCAATCGCATAATCCGCGATGAAAATTTGGGAAAGGGCGCGGAAACGGGCGCGGAAAAATTCAGCATCGGATTGAGGCAGAGAAGGTGAAGCGGCCTGATTGGGCTGAGCCTCGAGAGAAACGCGATTCGTAACCGGTGCGATCAAGCGAATCTTACCAATGCCATTTTTAGAAAGCGAATACTGGCCGGGGATTATTTCGATCATTGATTCTTCGCCCCAATCGAGCTTCAAATCTTTGATGTGCTTTTTTAAGTGTTTTTCGGCTTTGCTAATCAATTCATCCTGAGAAATCGAATCGGTAACCGGCTTGATCTGCGCTCGGCGCTGCCAGGCATTACGTAAATGGTCAATGTCAATGTGGTCATTGGAGTCAGAACCGTCTTTTACGCCGTCGGAATGATGCGGAAGATGACGACAGTTTTTGTCTTCGGTTTCACCTCGGGTATATGCCGGCTCGATTACGGCAAAAGCGGCATCCGGCAGAGAATTGATGTAAGCGGTATCCCATTTGGCTAATTTAGTCATAACATTCCTTATTTGGTTTTAATCGTTATGTCGGTAAAGGCAACGGCGACCGTATCGGTAACAGAAGCAGCAACGGTGTCATCGGCAGCGGCAGCAACTACATCAGTGGCAGCAGCAGCAACGGAATCGGCAGCGGAGATTGTGGATGCGGCGCCGGTGGTAGCACCCTTAGCATAATTATCGGCAGCATTTTCAGCATGGGTATGGGCGGAAAGACCGGATTTGAGTCCATTAGCGAGAGTAACGACTGCATTGTATTTAGTCTTAAGTTCATTCACCAGAGTAACGTTCGCATTGTATTTAGTTTTGAGCTCATTGATTAACGTAACGTCAGCGTTACGCTTGGTCTTAAGCTCATTGATGAGAGTGACCGCGGCATTGAATTTTGTTTTTAGTTCATTAACCGCAGTAGCGATAGCAGAAAGGTCAACCGGAACGTTTTCAACTGCGGCCGGCATCGTGCGCAATTTTCTTTTTTGCGATGGTTTTAATTCCATAAATTTAATTCTCCTTTCGTCTAAAATTAAAAAGGCTCCAAGTCCGGTTAGGACTGGAGCCTCTTGGGCCTCGATTTTATAGATTCCGTGTCAAGCACGGAATGACTTATTTACAAATTTTCAAAGAGCTATTCGATCTTAATAATCTCGACCGAAGAAGAAACTTTGGGTAATGAAATACCCATAACTTTACCCCGCACCATTAATGCGGGTGCAACTTCTTTAATCGTAATGTGCGGATGAACCTGAATTAAGTTCACCGTGTGGCAGTGTTTGCACTTTAAAGTAAAAGTGCAAGCCTGTAATTCGCCAATCAAAAGCGTTCTTGAGCAATGAGCGCATTTAATTTTCTCAGGCATAAGGATTCTCATCACCGGGATTAACCTTAACCAATTTTTTAGCGTGTTTCCAGATTTCATCAAGCATTTCGGCAAAAGTGAGGTTTTCCTTATCAAAGATGGCAAAGACCGGGTCGGATGTAACAAACCCTCGAGATATTGCCTTAAGATAATCGGGATTGAAAACGCCGACATCGTGAAGATAGAATGGAACATTGCCTTTCCATGCTTCGCGGGTAAGAGCAAGCCTGGTTTCGGAATCATAAAGATTGTGATGATATTGATCAAAGTTAAAGTCCTCGGCAATAATCTCAAATTCTCGAGAAGTTAATACGACATTATATTTCATTTTTAATCCTTGTCAAGTTTTTTTTCTGCAACTGAAACATTTTGCCCAAGCAATGGGTTTAAATTGTTGGCCACAATTACATAAATCAACTTTTACAGTTTGACCATAGCTTTGTTTAAGTGCGTTTATTATTACATTAACTTTATCCTTATGCTCTTTGCTAACAATTCCTACTGGATGCATAGAACAAAAATCAATCAGAATATACGTTTCATCTTTAATAACTGAATGAAATCTATCTATTTCCTTCATCTATTTTGTCTTTAAATGAAATTTCAACTTTAATATTACTAAAATCTCCGCTAATTCCTAATACCTGTCTTAATGATTGCTTAATGTCGTCGAATGTCGTTCCACGTGTGTGCAAATAATTTAATAACGAACGTTCGATATCATTCTTCATGTTTAATAATAAAAGTTTGGTAATTGGCTGATTGCAATAGTTCTCTACTATTTTATGAAATCCCCAATGTGATTCATTCCATATTTTACCATGCCATTCATTGGTTATATCTAAAAATTTGGGTCGGTCTTCTTCCGGAACCAAACTTAACGCATTAGGATTTATAAAGCTAAAGATTATATTCAAAGTACTTAGATTATTATACTTATTTTTAGGAAAGTTAATAAAAATGCCAGTATATTCATCAACAATTTGTGATAAAATGACATTGGCGGTATACCAATTTGGAAAATTTGGATTGATATCTTTTCTTTCTTTTTGGGATTTCATAGAATCCTCCTGATTTTTAAATTTTTAAGATTATATTGGTTATTCAAAGTTTTGTCAAATTTATTTTCTGAAGATTACCGCGCCTTTGGCTCGTAATGACATAATGGACAGAAAAGGAAAAAGATCATCTTTATTTTGCAAGGAGGATGTCGAGGGTGGCGGTTTTATCGGGCGAGGCATTGGTAATAAAGAGCGAGGTGACCTTGCCATCCAATAATAAATTCCTGGTAACGGTAATTGGAGTATTAGCGGTGTCATTCAACACGATCGAAATTTCGCTATCGGTTTTGAGAAATAACACCTTGGCTTCTTCAACGCCGCCAAGATTAATCTCCTGGTTTTCGGTTCCGGGTGGGATTAATTGAGTAACGGTAGTGTATTCTTCGATTCCATCGGTTTGAGTCGTGATTTTTTTACTGACGAGCGTATTGCCATTTTCTTTTATTTGTAAAATTAAATCTAATATAGTAGTTTTTGACATAATTTCTCCTAAATTATCTCCGCTGCCAGACCTGTCGCCAGGCAGTAGATTTGTTCTGATATTCAAAGGCAGACCAGATTATTTCGGGTCCGCAACGTTTAGTTATAACGGCATAATTGGCACCACGAACCGAACGTAGATAAACTTTAGTATCGTTACCCCGCCGGGAATCGACGTTGATTGAATCCGGATTGGCTACGACGGAACCAGCCATTCTAATCGCATTCTGGCGGGTTTGATCGTCGGTATGATTTTTAGTTGAGTGCCGGATGCCTTCCTGAGTCAGATAAATCTTTTTACCGGTGAAATTTTCAATGCTATACTTAATGGTCTGTTTGGTCTTTTTGTTTTCGATGGTGCCATCATCAGATTTTTCCGAGTATTCAAATGAAATCTTTTTGCCGTAATCCTGATAATCACCATTCAAATGTTTTTCAATATCGGGCAATTCACCATATTCTTGTTCGTATTCAAGATAAGATTTGCGGAAATAGACTTTGTTTCTACCTCGACAAATTACATGAAATGGCGCTAAACCCTTGCCTTGAGGGATAAGATCAGCGAGTGAAGAGGACATCATCTCAGTTTCGGTTGCGGAACCTGAAATATAACGATCTTTAAATTCATCAACCGGTAAAGCAAGAGCGGATTCAATGATTTCGTCGGCTGCTGAGACTTGAATGATTCTGCCATCGGCTTCGCGACACAAAGCACAGGTTATGCGGTCCATTACTTCCATAACTTCCAGTTCTTTGATTCCGGACTGGCGCATCTGGCGGATATGGGCAAAAGTGCGGACACGGGTGACACCGGTATCAATGATCCTGCGAACCTGCAGGTCGGAATTGTTTGCCCATTCATTGCCAAATTCATCGAGGACGGCATCGGTTGCGGGTAATCCTTTTTCCATAACCGTATCGCGCAGGAAACCGGTTAACTGATTTTTAAAATCCTGATTCTGGACGTAATCGGAAAAATAGATATCGTCAAGACGGGAAAGAAAATCCTGAGCCCGGACGTCCGGCTGCTGAAGACTGGTCATAATCGGCTTTTCATCGCCCCAGAGTGAAGTATCAGTGAGTCGATAGAATTTATAAATGGTCTGGATATTCTGCTTGACTAAATCAGCTAAACCGGCTTCACGGGCAAACGCAGGATAACGGGTAGTGATTGTCGAATAGACTTCGTTCACGAATCCTTCGACGTCAGAAGGTAATTGACCCTGTGCATTGCGGTCTTTTAATTCCTGCATAATCTCTTGGCGGACCGAATCATCAAGTTCAATAATATTCCCAAGATAGGCATCAATGTATTCGAGACGTTGGTTTTCGATTTTCTGTTCATCGATGGTTAGCGATACTTTTTTTTTATCACGGGTGTGAGTGCGGCCCATTAAAATATATTTACCGTCTTTAAAAACGAATCGGGCGGATTGAGATTGATTGCCTTGACTAGCAGCAGGCTCTAAAGGTGGATAGCCGAGGTCTTCACGGGCTTCGTCAAGCTTTATGACTCCATTAATGTAAAGATTGGTTTTGGAAGTTTCCTTGATTTGCTGGATTTCGGCTTCCTCTTTAGGTTTGAGCTGGGCGTTGGGATTAAATTCGACGTTAACGTCTTCAACCGGTATACCGGCAAGCCAGAGATCCAGAAGATAGATTTTTTCAATGCCGCGCCGGACGATTCTACGGATGTTCTCGATTTCGCGAATCAATTTATTATAAACCACTCCGGCATAAGTTTCGGTCGTAGAATAAGTCCTGCCCAACATAGCCGGATCAGTGCCCATGCCGGAAGCGAGCTGCTGTTCGTTCGATTCAAATAAATCTTTTACGCCCCGAATGTCGGATGCTACCGCAAAATGCTTTAACTCGACCTCATCATAAGTAATCATCACGCCATCACGGTAATTTTTAGTGAGGTCAGACGCAACGTCACCAAGATAAGTCCTGAGCCGGGAAAGATACTGCTCATCGGTCTCGGTTGTCTTGCGAGGCGGGGTAGCAAGAACGGCGTGAATTAATCCGAGTAAGCCGATTTTTTTCATGACGAATCGGATATTTTCCGACATAAAGAGTTGATTTAATAAGGGTGAAATGGCGGCAAGCATGGGCGGAATTGCATACGGTGAATTGCGGCGCTGAAAAAGCGGCGAATAATAATAAGTCAATGGATTAAGTTTAATATAATCAAGGGTGGAGCTGCCGGTCTTTTGATAAGGCAGATAATCGTCTTCTATAGAATCGTATTTAAAAACAATTTCATGGTGAGGCACGATAATTATTTTTTTGACGCCCTTTAAATCGGGCTGAATTACCGCTTCAATCGAAGGCGCACCGAAAATGGCAATGTCGGAAAGCATTTTATTAACGAGTCCGTCAGTACCACCATACGGATAGATGGTACGGGCTAATTGATTAAGCCGGTCTTCCGTCTGCTTAATTGTGCTTTCCTGCGCAGCAATAACTTTAAGTTCGTGGCCGGTATTGCCGAGATTGATGATATTTTTTGTATTCTGTGATAAATCTGGAATGATTAAGGCAAAGCGTTCGATTGCCTGAATAATATTGGACGGAATTTCCGGATCAAGAAAAGCCCAGTCACCCTGGAAACGATTCAAAATATCGAGTGATGATTCGCGGGAGATGCGACCGGCATCAACCGGTAATTTCACCGATTTTGAAGATTGGAATCTATAAAATAATTTCTGAAAAATATTCATATTAAAAGTTCATGGTTTTATTTTTGAGTAAGCGATACCGGCGCCGTAAAATCGGCTGCCGTAAAGTTTATTATATGCAATGGCAAGCCGCATCGAATTGAGCGCCATGCCAAAATGATTTGGAACTCTGAATTTGTATTCGAACCAGCGATTGCCTTTATCGTCTTCTTTTAAATCCTTGATTAATTTTTTTAAGTGGTCTTTGAACGATTCGTAAACGACGAGCTGAGCGATGGTGAGTTTTGAAGGATTCGGAAAAATAAATGAACCATCACGGATCTGGTCGGTCGTATCGTCAAGTGATTCAGTACGTCCGATCCGGATGACCGGCAGTTCGTCCTCTTCTTTTTTCTCAATTTCATCACCCTTTTCTTCACGCGAATTTTTGAAGTATTGAAGTACGACCCGCTCGGGAAATTCACGGGCAAAATTCCTTGCGCTTGGCTTATAAGGCATAAAATCGATGATACATTGCCAGACGCCGAACTCCATCATTAGAGTCTTTAACCGTCCCCAATCTTCGGTTGCCTCAAGATGCACGATTTGAACGTTTTTGCCAAAGTCCTGACCAATGACAACGTGTAGCATATCGCCGACGTCAACTCCCATATAAGACATCTGGGCAGAAGGTAAAAATCCATAATCGCCCTGAGATTTCTGGATAATATCATCGGTAACCGGCTGGCGGATTTCATCGGTATAAGGAATGCCGAGAATTGAATTAAAGAGTCTGGCCCGTAAAATACGACGGGTTTTTGCTTTCTGGATTGCATCGAGAATTTTAGAAATCGGAATGATTTTTGAATAGAGCTGGGTTAGATGATAACCTCTTTTTTCCTTATGAGAAGGCATTAACGGAATCCATTCCTGCTTTAAAGGTTCGGTAAAGGCACGGCCGCATTTGGTACAATGCCAGGTATTCTGATATAGAAATTTTTCGGTATACTCGAGCGCTTCATTGGGTTTATTGGGATTAAAGAAATTCCAATGATTGCATTTATCGCATTGAATTGCCCAGACGCGCTGATCCGATTCTTCAAATTCCTGATGAATACCAAAATCAGGAATCGAGGGCTGAGATAACTGGCTCATCCATGCTAAGCGAGAATGAAGAATCCGGTCTTTGGCATATTCCTTATTTTCCTGATCGGCTTCGTCAAGCTCGTCAAGAATGATGTAATCGGCATCAACCGATTTAACCCTGGTGCGGGAGAACATACCACGGAAATAGATTGACGAATCGCCCATCTGCTTTAAACCAACATTGTCAATGCCCCGGACACGGGACTTTAAATATTCGTTCTCCTCAATCATGGGACGGGCCCGGTCATTGGAAAAATCGGAAACTTCGCTATCGGTCGGAAAATAATAAATTACCTTTGCATGATGAGTATCGCAAAGCCAGAGGGATTTGAATAATTTGCGGGTTGAAATCCCGACCTGGGCTGCTTTCATATAAATTTCATTATCGTGATGTTTGGTATAAGGTTCACGCAGGTATTCATGACCTTCAAAACTAAAAGGAATGCCACGTAAAGTAATTTTGATTTCCCGGATCCAATCCAGAAATGACAAGTCTTTGGCAGTTGCCTTTTTAATGCCGCGCAAGGCAGCATCGCCAAGCCTGCGGGTAGATACGGGACGGGATGTAGTGGCTAACATTTTTTACCACGAAAAACATGAATAAGCACGAATTTATCGAATACCATATTTTTCTTTTAAAGTTTTTTCAAGACGGTCGACAATGATTGATTGCCGGTCTTTGAGTTTTGGTCCAAGAATTTCATCGGTGGCAAGGATTTCAAAAATAAGAGCAATGAGTTCATCGAGGTGTTCGTCAAATCGCTTGTCACCCAAAAGACGCTGACGCATATCGTGCAATTGCCGCAAAGCAGCAATGCCGCCTTCTTTGGTTTTTAGCTTGACGTTTTTAAGTTCACCAAGCAGATCATCCTGTAATTCGGAAAGTTGAGTGGAAAGCTGGGTGATTTCGGAAACCTGCTTCTGGTCAATTTTTGTCCGGACTTCTTTCTGGATTTTCTGGCGACGAATTTTCCATTGAAATTTATCTTCCCAGTTAAATATGGCGCGCCGGGAAACGGTTACGCCCTCTTCCCCGAGAATCGTGCGGATACGATCAAAGGAATAACCCTGATTATAAAGAACGAAAGCTCTTTCCCGAATATCGATTTTATGACTCATGCTTCTACCCACAGTTGGTATAGTGGCCTTTTCTGGAGATCGGTGTCATCAATATCAAGGTGAATTATTTTTCGATTTTGGTTCGGAACGTATTCACCAATCCGGGTAATACCACATTTAATTGCAGCGCTGGTAATAAGAAATCGCATGATATTATTTTCGCATGCGATGTCGACGGCCAAGCCAGTACTATGAGCACTATTCTTATCATAACAACGATACCAGGAAGTAATTATCAGGTGGATTTCACCGAGATTGAGATCATATTTTGCTGCTAATTTGTTTACAGTCTTTCGGACTTTTTCTAAAACTTTTGCGAACATTTGAACGTTGAAATTGACTGATTTGGGCATCTCACCACATTTACCACATTTGCAATATACTTCTTTCCAAAAGAAATGGCTGGTGATTTTAGGACCTTCAATCATTTTTTAGGTCTCTCTTTCTGCAAGAGTTTTTCTAATTCGTCGAGTTCATGATAAAGACGGGCTTCGAGCCGGGTATGGACTTCATCAAGTCGTTTCCGGGTCGCGTCATGTTTTTGCTGTTCGCGTTTTAAAATCCGATAGAGAATGGTGAGACAAACGACCAGGATGACAATCGGTAATCCGGGATTTTGCAAATAGCGAAGGATAAGGAGAATATCCACATTATTTTTTATTTTGTTTTATTTCTATCATCATATCAAGTACCTTATCGAACTTATCGGTAATTTCGGGAGTGCGACCTCTTAGTTCGGCACGAAGAAAATTAGAATCTTTAAGAGATGAAATTAACTCATCGAGCTCTAAACAAAGCACATCCGCGATCTTTTTTACACGCTGCGCTTTAGCAACTAGCGTTTTGTCTTCTTGTGACATTAATGCCTCCGTTGGTTTATTTTAAACCACAGATTACACGGATTAATCGAATTATTTTTTAGAATTAATTTAATCTGCAGTTTCATTTTATATTTAAGGGACTCGAGATCCTCTGGATTTGCTGAATAATATCAAATATCATACCTTTGTCAAGAATAATTTTTGTTTGATTGATTTGAGGGCGCAGATGACACGAAATGCCTGACGGGTCGTGCAGGCGTCAAAACAGACCGCACCGTGATGACGAGCAAGCTTTTCAAGCGAATCAGAAATTAAAAGATACTCCTGGGGATTGAGTATAGAGATTTCAGAGGCAAGTTCTAAAGCCAGATCGTGCTGAGCCTGACTCATTGGTGGACGCGGTTCGGTTCTGGGTTGGCGGCCAAGACGATAATTTTCTTCGCCCGAATTGGGCACTACATTTTCAGTTTCAGAAGAAGATAATCCATTAAGGGCTCGTTTCAAAAGGTCAATGAGAAAGCGGGCCTGAAATAAACTAAGACGGGAGAGATGACCTTCGGTATCCGGGAAATTTTTCTTGACCAGGGCGCGCAGTTCAGCCGGTGATAGGTCGCAATCGTGGGCAAGTTTCCAGATGTATTTAAGTTGAGGGTAAGATTTAGTTTTTACCATTTCAATTAAAGATTAAAAGTTGAAGAGTTCAAGGTTTAAGATTTCGTATCGGTTTTGATTTCATACCAGAATTTGTCTTCAGACTTACGTTTGGCTTTCACTTCGGCTAGTTTCTCAGCCGGATAGGTGGCAAGAGCATCCTTATTCACTGATTCTTTCACGATAATCGCATCGAGATATTTTAATTGTTTTAAGAGTTTGAGAGTTTGGCGGACGATGGTAATTTTGGTTGATTTACGAAAACCGATAAATCCAAAATTAAGTTCAGCGGTCTTATAATCCTTAAATAATTCATCTTTATTGGTATGCCCGAAAGCAGAAAGACTGAGTTCAAGCTTATTGATTTCTTTGGCTAAAGGATGGATTTTACCGGCAATAATATCTTTGATGTGGTCGATTTTATTCTGGGCATCAGTCTCAAAACAAATAATGTCACGCTGAAGCTGAGCGATTTTTCCTAAGATTACGTTAGCCTCGATTAAATCTTTAATCGGATAAAGGCTCTTTGGTTTGATTCTCATTGTACCTCCACTAATGCTTTTTCTACATCTTTGATAATTTTTTGGGTGTTGCCTGGATAATTACCTTGCAGGACCTGATTCAAGGTAGTAGCAGAAATATTGGCTTTCTGGGCGAGCTGACGCTGAGATAGACCGGATTCTTCGATCTTCTGGCGCAGCGGCGAAAGGAACTGGGACTTGAGCTTGGCAAGCGGCAGGGTGCTGCCCAGACGTTTCTGAATCTCGTCAATTTTATTAACCGCGATAACCAGTTTTAAAGGATTGTGATTCTGCTGGGATAGGTAATCAATCACGTCATTTTCGAGCTTGATGCGATTCCAGTTAAGCACGAAAGATAAATATTCTTTTGCTTCTTCATTAGTTAATCCTCGCATTTCGAGAATATCGGTCCGTAAAGAAATTTCTTCAACCTGATTTAATTTTTCATAAAGGGCGGGCGGGGCAACCATAACAATCGAGAGCAGACCAATTTGATTGCCGAAATTGAGTTCTAATAGACGTTTCAGAGCACGCAAGGTCTGATAGTGCAAGGCATGGGCTTCATCAATCACCATGATCGTCTTTTTATCATTAGAATATGATTGACCGAGTAACCGGCGCACTTGTTCGGTGCGGGCATCAATGTCTTTGCGGGGCAGTTCGTTAAAATGACGGATTATTGAGCTGACGATTACGCCAATTTTTAAATTTTCCTTATCGAGCTGACGACACCAGATGACGTTATTGCCCACGTCTTCGAACGAACCAAGACCATCAATCGTAGCAATCGTCTTGCCGATGCCAACTTCACCGATAATGGCAAGAATGCCGCCCGGCTCCGAGACTGCATCAACGATTTTTCGTTTTACTTCTTTTAATGCCCGGGACTGAAAAATCTTATTGGGCATGTTAACTCGAAACATTATTTCCTCCTATCTTTACCACGAATATCATGAATAAAACTAATAAGACGAATATGAATAAGCACATTAATCATTGCGCTGGAAGATTGGCTCAAGGTCGGTGTTATCGCTTATTTCGTTCCAGGTGCCGTCGGTCCATTTAATGATGTATTTGCCGGTTTTATCTTGTTCAATATGACCATACATTTCGTTGTTGGCGCTAAAGACCATTAGTTTCAAATTCTGAATCGCTTTGGAAACACTAATTAACGTCTGCTCTTCGCCTTTTTGAACGCCGGCTTCAAATAATTCGAAGGCAGGACCCTGCGGAATGAGAGCCAGTAATGCCTTGCCTTTATCGGTATTAATAAATTTTTGCCAAATTTCTTCAATGTCTTTCATTTTGCTCCTTATCTATATTCATAAATTTTTTTATAGCTTCTTTTTTCATTTTTATTGGACAATAACATAATTTGTGATCTTCTCTCCTCATTGATCTTATTAATTTTTTATCAGAACTAGTTAAAATAATCATTATTGGTTGTTTACAACCATCATATATTTTATTGCCTATTTTAATCGTCATGGTATTCTTTTAAAAATGCCAAAAGAGATTTGAAGGGAATCGAACCCTCGACCTCCAACTATGGTTGGTGCTCTACCATCTGAGTTACAAATCCCTTTTAGCACTAATGATTTAATCAACATCAATTACTCCTGCATCGCTTTTTGAAGCTTGTCGTTTCTTTGGTTTGCGAGATTTCTTTCTTCGATTTATGATATTTTTATTGACCCATTTTTTATTACGTAATCGGAGTTCATGAATGAAGAGCCAGCCGTCAAAGAGACCGCGCTGTCGGTCGAATTCTTTCTGATTTTTTATTACATCGATAGGCATAAACGCAGCGGTAATCCGGCTATTTTCTAATGCGTTAAATCCCTGGATAAAACCAAGATAATATGATTCGGATTGAAGCCTTCTTACCGCATCGAATTTACGCTTTATTATTTCTTGGATATTCATTGTTATCTCCTGTCATTTTATTGTTTCTGTTCCGCCAAGTTGCGCACATGTCGCAGTAATAATCTTTATGGATTGGGACACCGCAACGAAGACATCTTAATTGCTCTGATTCAGGAAGAAGAGAAAGGAGAAAGGGTGAAAATAGAAAATAAGGGTTTTTCATTATAAAATTCCGTGATTTTTAAAGACCGGTTCGAGCTTAGCGCAAATGCCGTCCAGATATTCGCGGCTAATCGAACCGGCTTTTAAATACATTTCTTCCAGCTGACTCGCAATGAAATCCTTTAATTCATTCGCGATATCCTGCCAGTAAAAACCAAGCGTAATTGAAATATAAAGCATCGCATCTTCATGAGTGAAATACTGCTGAGCCGGGAACTGGGCATTAACAACACCGCCTTCAACGGTAATTTTCTGGGATTCGGGCGTTTTATGAGTAACGTTATCCTGCCGCACGTAAGTCGGGTCTTCGAAATTATTCTCATCCGGTTGACCCAGGATACCAGAAGCGATATCTTTGAGCTGACGCTTGGTTTTTTCATAGCGAGTCAATGGGAAAGCATGATATTGACCGAACGGAATTTCGTTCCGACCAGGATAAAACGGACCATAAATTTCATTATAATATTCGATGTAGATGGCACCTTCTTTGAAGCCATGCCAGATTAATATCTCCTGCCCGATTTTGTCTTCCAAGCCGGGCAGATGATAAGTTTTACCCTGCCAGTTGACCTCACCGAATTTATTGATCTGACGGGTCTCGCCTTTATTATAAGCCATTTTTAAAAAATCAATGAACGGCGGAGGCGATTTGAGGTGAGTTGATTCAACGAATTCAAGCCAGCGCTGGCTGCGGGATTTATTTTCTTTACCATGCGACGGATTATTATTCAAGTCAACTAAAAATTCATAGAGCCATTTGTTCAACTCTTCGAGGTTCGGTTTCTGACCGGATTTGATGCGAATACGTAATTTCTTTTCGAATCGCTTTAAAGTGCGCATGCTTGCCTCAACACCGCCGGTGGCACGCGGTTCACCAGGCAGATGCTTCTGATGTTTGCAGCCGACAATTTTCTGTAAGCGGGTCATTAAGGATTCGATGGGTCTGGATTTCCAGATACCGCCTTGGTCAGTATAAAGGTATTGGGTAGGAAAGCCATGAAAGGGCAATGCGGAATCTTTTTTCTTAGACCAGAAATCATACAAGAATTGGAATAAGTCGGGTGAATTCTCAGCCAGGGCGAGAAAATACCGGGCATAGAGCGTGCCGGAAAAATGGTCCCAACCGGAATATAAAATGAGTTTATAATCGGTAGTTGCCTTACGTCGGTGCCGAGCCTGAGCAAATGGGTCCCAGGCAATCCTGTTAAGGTTATCCAGATAATAAGTCGGGGCGACCGTTGCATCAATTTCGTGAACCTGATTAGGGAAATAAGAGACAAGATGGATTGCCGGCGAGGGCTGGGTTAATGACGTGATATTGAGGCGTTGCTTTTTCATCTGACGGTCAATGGTAGATCGGACAAAATTGAAATCGGTCAGAACGCCAAGCCGTTTAAGTTCGTCAATGGTATCAGTAGTGGAAAGCGAATCGCCTTTTTTATCCAGAGTAGAGAATTTGATGGCGGCGATTTTCATTAGGTCGTCATTCGCGACTTTCTGGGGATAATGGGTTTTAACTTTCTTCTCGAAATGACGATATAAGGTGCGAGGCGAGATTTTCAAAGTCTCTGCCCAGCGGGCAATCACCTGAGATTTTTTATCGGTAGCTAATTCCATTTCAATCTTTCGCTCAAGGTCAATGGAAATCGGATTTTTGTTCAACCATTATCCTTTCTTAACTATAGATGGACACGAATTAACCGAATGGATGCGAATAAAAGAATTATTTAGGGTCATCCTTGTTCTCTTGAGTTTTTTTGATATTTTCAAGGTCTTTAGCAATGTGCTTTAATGCTAAGGGACCGGTCGAGGGTTCGAATTTGTCAATTAAAAAGGCGATCTGTGCGTCAAGCATATCTTTGATCATTGAATAAGTACCGTAAAGCTGGGGAATGACCGATTCGAAGAGCTGAACCCGGCGCAGATTAATTAGAGCTTCAAGCACCTGATTCATTGACTTACGAATTAAGGCAAAAGCCTGTTCTTCAGTTAATTCCTCGGATTCTTTTTCATTGAGCTTAGCCTGAATTTCTGTTAACTGATTCCGTAGATTGTCGCGTTCCTGAAAGAGTTTTAGAACTTTTTCGTTCTCTTCTTTGGATTTTAAGATAAAGATTTCATCGTTCAGTTTTTCAATCTGTTCGGAAAGAGCTGATTTTTCGGATTTTAGAGATATGGCCACCTGTTCAAATTTTTCCCGGTCGCGATATGCCTTCTGGTAACGGGCATGCCAGCCAGCCGAGTCTTTTTTGATGGCTTTGACCGCTTCGGAGAATTCAGGGTCAGAGGCGTGGGCGAATTCGGCAAGGTCGGCTTCGGAGAGATTTTGCATGAACTCCGGGTCGTTAGGAAGGGCTAAAAGACGTCTAAGTGACGGAATTTCAATCTCACTTTGTCCAACGCGTTGGACAAATTGAACTGGAAGCTTCTCAATGATCCCGATATAATTATATGCCATTGAATGTTGAATTTTCCATTCAGTTTCGGTATAGGACTCAAATGTATCATAACCAAGTTCTTTATAATAATTTAGGTCGCGGATTTCTTTTAAGGCGATGCCGATTTCAAGATAAGACTCGATTGCCTTTTTGCCAGCCTGGGCAATCAGGGTATGAAGCTCATAAGCACGCTTTTTACGAACTTCGACTATTTCTTTTGTCAAATTGACTCCTTTCTAAATATAATTTTATCATAAAAGTTCACTTAAGAATTTCATGCATTTCATATACTCTTTAATGCGTTGTTTATGGAATTTGCGATTACCTATCTGAGGATGATTCTTTTTGGTATGAATATAATAAAAATGAGTATCTATTGAATTCCAAATCGTCCTCATTATGAATTCTATTTTCTTTTCTTTGGTAAGTATCTTATCGACATAACGTGACATTAATCGAGCCATCCCATTTCATCAAATAATGCCCAAATTAAAAAAGCTAAGATAGTTAAATAAAGCAATGGCATAATTACTCCTTTAATAGAATAAAATATACGAATGCAATGATTAAGCAAATTGCATTCATAAGACCACAAATAAATATAAACAGTTGATTAAGATTAAAGAGAGCGAGATAGTTATAGTTCATAAATTAAAATCACCACGAAAAAAGAAGGGCAGGACAGACCAGACTGTTGGGCTCGGGATTGTCTGCAGGGATACAGTGGTCATTTTACCCAATATTCCTACTTCCTGCCCCGTAAGTTTCATTTTTTACCACGAATGGTACGAATTAAATTTTTGAAGAAATTTATTATTAATAAGATAAGATTACTTCGCTTTTTTCGATCGCTCGCAATGACATTTTGGGAAGATTTGAGTTTGAGAGTTGAGCCGGTTAACTGGCGGATAGAAAAAGCAGCGGTTTTTGCTTTATTAGTAAACTCGACAAAATTTTTGTGTAACGCTTTTAATCCTTGGCTAGTAAAGAGACAGCGTCTTTTCCTACCCGGGGATAAAGACGTTAATAAGTCGGGTCGGTTGAGACATTTACGTTCTTGATTAAATGCGGTACATTTACGACACTGTGTCATGGGAATAACGTTCATTTCTTTTGCTCCGTTGAAGGTATTAATAGAAGCTGAATTTGTTTAGCGGTGGCGTGTTCGAATGCGGAAAGTCGCTCGGAGATAGCGAAGATACGGGATTTTAACTGTGCAGCGTAATGGTCGGCGAGGGCATCCTGTTTAGCAATAAAATAGCCGGCGGGAGGGGTCATTGAGGATGCGATTGGAATTTTGTCGTCAATGATTAGTTCGCGGATTTTTTTGCGAATCACCCGAATCGGATCATTGGCAATAATTGAAAGGCGATTGTTAATATCCTGAGCGGTGATTGGTCCTGACATTTCAATAAACTTTAAAATCTGGTCTTTGAGAAGGTCCATATTATTGATTTTTCCTGCGGATAGGATTGTAAGATGAATAGTCTGCCCAAAATTTTTCGAGTTGATCTTTGGTAAAGACCATTTTTATTGAGTTATTTGGGCGCTGGATTAAGACCATTGGCTCGCCGGAACGTTTTTTAGGCAGATCGAGGACTTTAGCATATTCGGAGGAAAGAAGCCGATTGCCTTTGGAAAATATCGGAATTAAAACCTGGTCACCAATCACAATGGAATCAAAGGTTTTCAT